CTGCGTACCGAGTTGCTGGACGGCATTAATGTTGCCATTGGATGCATATGTTGTGTGGTGGTGGCTGTATTGTATATATATGCTAAATGGCGTGGCAGTTCAGCATAAATAAACAAAAATAAAAAACAAAAAAAGGTTGCTGCTACTACGGCTGCTTTTGTAGGTACCAAATACCCTGTAAAAAACAATCGGACAAGTCGTCCTTTTTTTTGCACGAATGAAAAAAGTCTTTCCAGCAAGCAAGTGTGGCTTCGGTGGCAAGTAAATCTGTGCAGATGGCGACCGCCTGTTTTTTCCGCCCCTTGTAATCTTGTTTGTTTTTTTTCGCTACTGTCTCCACCAAGTCCAAGTCTGTATGTACGTCTAACAAAGGGTCATGGGCAAAATCAAAATCTTTTAATTTATTACTCGCATTAATAAATTCAACACGCACGTTTATATTTCGCATGATAAAATATTGCATCAGCATTCCCTGGACCGTTTTCATCTTGGTGGCCAGCGGACCGATTTGGTTTTCGATAATCACGTGGGTCACGTCGGTAATGCCCTCGACCTTGTCAAAAAACGAAATAATGCTGCGGCCGACAATTTGCAGCGGGACTTGGTCGCACGCCACCTTTTTTTTGGGAACATGTATTAAAAATAATCCATGGGTAAAATGGTGCGCACCTAACAAATCCATTAATTCCGCTTTTTTCTTTGCAGGAACGGAGTGGGGCACTACAACATTGTATTTTTCAATAAGAGACTGCAGGCCTTTCAAGGATTGTTTTTTTAGAAAGGCGGGTCTCAAGTCGGTTGCCGTGAAATATCGGTCCTTCTTCGCATGGGCCGTGCAAAAATAATCAAAGGATTCTTTTTCCTTGTTTAACACACGTTTATACACAGCCGCCTTGGTGCAGCGTTTCTTATTTGCATTTATATATGTGCATTGATTGGCAGCCACAATGGTTGAATCTGTGGATGTTTTTTCGTTTTCTTTTTTTTTTAAAGCAAAGCTGGATGACGCATCGATTAAATTCACAATATCCCAATGTTTCATCACGACATTCTTTTCTTGTTTTGTTAGGACGCAAAAAGAACAATTCTTGATTCCCACGTCGATACTGATGACGTTCATGTATGTTTTCATTTCGTTTATTTGAAACGTGGGATTTTATTTTTATATCGTTTTTTGCAAAATAAGTTGGTAAAGTAAAAATGAAAAAAGAAAACGACTTTTCGAAATAACACAAAAAAGGAGAAACGGAATCATTATCGGAAATCGAGACGAAAAACGAATCGCAGAAAATCAAAACAAAGAAAAATGAAGGCCTCCTTTATTAGACAAAAGTATGCGGGGGGAGTCCTTGGTCAAGGAACTCATGGAACCATTACGGTCAACCCGAAAAATGACGCACTAGTAGTAAAATCTTACACAGACGACACGACAAAACATAAATATCGCATGGGGTCGTGTTTTGTGGATACAGATGTTGCGTCCAATACATGCGGCGTGGCTAAAATGGAATACAACGTTCAAGAATATATAAGCAATCGTTTTGCCCAAGCCGACATTTCCATTGTGGTTCCATCGGTAAGTGATTTTAGCCAAAGCGCCAACAAGTGCAGTTATAGCATGGACCGCATCTTTCCACTGGACGACAATGGAATTATCATTGTCAACATGTACGAACCAAGTGCGAATCGTGTATTTAGCCATAGTGCGTCGGGTATTGAATTGGGCAGTGCAAACATCCCATGGACCGAATACGGGTACAAAGATGGAGCCGAATTTGCTTATGAATTGGGCAGTATGTTTTCCTATTTGCATTACGTCATGAACATGGACGGGTACGATTGCGAACTTCTTTTAGGTCAAGTTTTAGGCACCCCTCGTGCGTTTTTGATTGACTTTGATAAAGTGTCGTGCTTGAAATATACATTGGGTGAAACGGTACATAGAAAATTGGACGAAAGTACGTATGAGCCAAAAGAGCTGAAAACGGTGAAGAAATATGCACTGTTTTTGTTTACCGCCATGATTTCCATGTCGTTGATTCCAGTTGGAACCTTGCAGCCGTCGTTTATTCAAGGATACCAGGTTTATGTTCCTGATGGCATGAAATCGGAAATAGCTCAGCACGTAATACAGCTGATTCAAGAATATGAATGAATAATCAAAATATTTATACCGTTTTTTTGTGAAAAATGAAATAAAGTCAACACGCGATTAATATAAAGTAAATCATGTTGGTGTTGTCAGATTGTGCCATGAAAAATGAGTGCATTCGCACGCTGTATGAATTTGCGCACAATCCCATGAATTCATCGAAACAATGTTTGCGCGCCTTGCACTTTTGCGACGTGTTGAAAAAAAAAGACGTCGACTATGATGAAATTATTTTGACCAACATTGAGTTGTTGTATTATGTAGGTCGCGCATTGGAAAGCTGCGCCGATGCTCCTTACCCAGATTCTGAAGTACGCCGAGATGATATTAGATGTAGTTTAGCAAAAGTAGTGCCAGATTATCACCCACGACTGCGGTCTTATCCATCCGATGATAGTGGAGATGATGCTTTATAATCTTTTTTACTGAAAAATGAATATGTGTAACATGTGGTAAAGAATACATGGATAATAAAATATGCGAATATATAAATGAAGAGCCGCGCTCAACATAGACCCAAAAGAAGAAGAACAATGCGTTCTAAGCGAAACGGCGGATATGGGTGCGGCTGTGGGTCACAAGGCTGTCCCATTGCTCCATTTCCCATGAAATTGGGAGGAAAATGTAGCCGAACCAAGTGCAGATGCAATAAACGCGCCAAGTGCAGATGCTATAAACGCGCCAAATGCAGATGCTATAAACGCAGCACTAAACGTAGTGGTGGCGGCCATTTTTATCAGCAGGGAGCACCTGTGCCACCACCGTTTGTGGGCGAGCCATGGACGGCAACCCCCAACACGTGGCCAGGGTACGGAGCGTCCAATAACCACGGAAATCATTTTGCTCAAAACATGTATTACCAAGACCCAAAAATGATGATGAAACTGGGCGGTAAGCGCAAGCGTAGCAAAAAGAGAAGAAGAGGCGGTGCGTCGTTTCTTCAAAATGCGGCCAACAGTTATCGCGATTTAGAGTATAATTTCAAGTCGGCCTACAATGCGGCCAGCGGATACGAGCCGCCCGTGAATCCGCTCCCGTACAAGGACCAATTACAGCCTAGACAAAATTAATCAAGGTCATCATCTTTTTCCTCTGTGGAATCCATCATGTGGTTTGCCACATTTTGATTACCCTCTTCTTTTTTTTCATCCATTACATCTTTGTTAGCTGCAATTGATTCGTCGGCTTTTTCATCTATAGGTATTTCATCTATAGGTATTTCATCTATAGGTATTTCATCTATAGGTATTTCATCTATAGGTATTTCATCTACCGTGTGCGTTATATTTGGTTTCGAAGAAGTTTCTTGATTAATTTCGGGCGAAATAATCGTATCTATAGGCAAATCTTTTACATCAGGCGAAATAATCGTATCTATTTCTGCGGGGCGTTTTTGAGCAAACAAGAGGTCGTCATTGTCTTCTTTTTTCTTTTTTTGAGGGGCGGGTTTCACGAATTTCTTCCGTATGTTGTGCTGCTGCAAAAAATACATGAGCGAATGACGCACGGTCGCCACCGTGTTCATATACGTGCGGTATTTGAAACTCATCACGCTTGTGTGCGGACCAAACTGAAACGAGTGCCACCAATAGGCGGGGATAAACAGGATTTTGCCAGGCGTGAGGGCAATTTCCAGCGACTTGACGTCCGCGTTGGAATTATTGGTCCACATGTTGTGGGGCGTGCGAAACTCGAATAAATCGTAGTCGTAAATCGCGTCCAATTTGGACGTGTATTTTGGCGGCACCAGTTTGATATACACGATTCCTTTTGTACACAAATAATAATTTCGGTAGTTGAGGTCGAACCGCAAGGGAGTCGTGCAGCCCTCGGTGCCAAACAACACGTCGGTCTCGGTGCGACTGCACAACGACGGCCTCAACATGCGGTCGGATATATTTTTCAGGGCGCCCGTTTCGGCCAAAAAATCTCGGTTATTTTCGGAATAAAAACACTTGTTTAACAAAGTACCATTTCTAAGCGTAGCGGAACTAGAAGAAGTAAAAGACGAAGCAGCCATTAACTGCGTGGCGGCGGTTAAAGGCAGCGACGCGTATTCCTCGCCGTTTTCTTCTCGCACTTGAACCGAATATTGCGGATACCGTTCGTTTAGCGCATCGATATTTATTTTTTTAATAGCTGCATTCACCAGCTGGTCGTCCACGTGGTTAAACACGGTCGGCTGCCGCATGTTGCATATTTCCTCCATGCCTTCTTTGGTCGTCTCGTAGATTTCAAACAATTCTAAATCGTTGCTGGTTTTGAACTGAAACTGGATGTGGAGATAAAAGAATAAAATAATGCAAAATACGACGACGATTAAAATTGGCCGATTCATGTTTTACAGATACATGGATTATATTTTTGCGGATTTAACTTGTTTGTTAGATTGAATAAATAAAACCAATAATTACACATCAACATTACAATTAGCGTTGCACTTAGCGTTGCACTTAGCGTTGCACTTAGCGTTGCACTTAGTAAAGTCCATGATGGACGGAAACAGCGGGGCAATCGCTCGGGCGCATTCCACGGCAATCAACTGATGCTCCTTTTGCGTTCCCTCGGCGCTTCGCAGCTGGATGTAATGGATCCACGACCGCAGCGTGCCGTTCATGTATAATCGCGACATGGTGATTCCCTCGGGCAGCACGGCGCGCGCCTGCTCCTTGGCGATACCATTCGAGACCGCCCAGTCATAGGTGCTCTGGCACTGGTCGGCCACCTTTTTTTGCTCGTCGATCCACTGCTGCTGCAGGGGATGGTTGTGTTTATCCTCCAGGTCAATCGAGTTTTGGCGGTTTTTCTTGTCCTGCAGTCGCGCGTCCTTGTACTCGATGCCCAAGGCGACAGGCTCGGCGTACCGCTGCGAAAACTCTTGGAAAGAAAAGGAGCGGTGCCGCAGAATCTGGCGGCCAATGTCGCGCGTGGTATTAATCTCTAAACAGATGGACACCATCTCAAATGGCGACCAGTGGTTGTTTTTCATCAGATACTTGACCAGTTTTTGGTTGGTGGCCGTGTTCATCTGATTCGACGGGTTGGACACGCGGGCGCAGTAGCACACGGATTCCTCCAACTGCGAATGCGTTTCGCTGCCGCTACCACCGTCCTTACCCTGCGAGTGATTGACCAACTTGACCGACATTTTTCTTTTATTAATATATCATGTGAAATTTATTCATGTTGTTTTTTTATTTTTCGTTTTTTTATTTGTTAGACCGACCAAAAAAGAAAAAAGAAAAAGGTAAATAAAAGAATAATACTAAACAACAACAACAACAAGAAAGCATGGCGGGCGGGTTACTGAATTTAGTATCGACGGGCCAGGAAAATATTGTATTGAACGGAAACCCCACGAAAACCTTTTTTACCAGAACGTTTGCCCAATATACCAATTTCGGTCTGCAAAAGTTTCGCGTAGACTACGAGGGCGCCAAGACGCTCCGTCTCACGGAAGAGTCCACGTTTATGTTTAAGATTCCTCGGTACGCCGAGCTGCTCATGGACACGTACATTTCGGTGAATCTGCCGGACATATGGAGCCCCATTTTTCCGCCGCAGCCCACCGACGACAACTCGGGCAAGTGGGCGCCCTACGAGTTCCGATGGATTCAAAATCTGGGAGCCAAGATGGTCAAAGAGATTGCCATCACGTGCGGCAACTATACCCTGCAAAAATATTCGGGGGACTATTTGCTCGCCGAGGTCCAGCGGGACTTTTCCGACACCAAGCGCGCCCTGTTTGACCAAATGACGGGCAACACGTGCGAGCTCAACGACCCCGCCAACTGCCAAGACCGCGTAAACATGTATCCCAATGCGTTTTACACGAGCAATGTGGCGGGCGCCGAGCCGTCGATTCGCGGCCGCACGCTCTACATTCCGCTCAACAACTGGTTTGGATTAAAATCCCAGATGGCGTTTCCACTGGTGTCGCTGCAGTACAACGAGCTGCAAATGCACATTACTTTTCGCCCCGTGAATGAAATCTTTCAAATCCGCGACGTCATGGACCAAACCAACGATTTTCCGTACATTGCGCCCAATTTCAACACATACTACATGCAGTTTCACCGCTTCTTGCAGTCACCGCCAGACGTGGAGATCGGCATCAATTCGTATAGCGACACACGAACTAGTTGGAACGCGGATATTCACCTGAACTGCACGTATGGGTTTTTGTCCAACGACGAGCAGGATATATTTGCAAAAAAGAAGCAGAAATACCTGATAAAACAGGTCCATGAATCGGTGTTTCACAACGTCACGGGGGCGAACCGCGTGGAACTGGATGCCCTGGGAATGGTGTCGAGTTATCTGTTTTATCTGCAGCGGAGCGACGCCAATTTGCGCAACGAGTGGTCGAACTACACCAACTGGCCGTATAATTTTCTGCCGCACAACGTGGTGGCGGCGCCCGACACCAGTTCCATCGCGGTAAATGGTGGTAGCACCACAATAACGGGCATCGGGCCAGGCGTGGAACCAGACGGCACGCCGACTGGGCTTATGATTACGGGAGTATTGGCGCCAGACAACGTAAAGAATATCTTGGTGGATATGGGAATCTTGCTGGACGGCGAGTACCGCGAGAACATACAAGCAGCAGGCGTATACAATTACGTGGAAAAATACACGCGAACCCCTGGAAATGCCCCAGATGGATTGTATTCTTACAATTTTTGCCTGAATACGTCGCCGTACGACTTGCAGCCGTCGGGCGCCATCAACATGAGTCGGTTCAACACGATTGAATTCGAGTTTAATACCGTCATTCCAGCTCTGGACCCGCTGGCCCAAAGCATGAACATCTGCGACCCCGCGACGGGACTCGTGATTGGTGTGAATAAGCCGAGCTGGAGAATTTATGATTATAATTTTGACCTGCGCGTGTTTGAGGAGCGATATAATGTGATATATTTCATGGGCGGCAACGTCGGCATGATGTATGCCACGTAATAAGAAAAATAAAAATAAAAAAACATCATTGTAAAAAAATGAAGTATAAATCTTATAATCACCACAACATGAGATAAGGACAAGATACGAAAAATATGAACGCACTCGTCAACCACTTAACCGCTACGTGGATGAATTTGGGTAATCAGCAATTGTTTATTTCTACTGTAATTATGTGTAATATGATGAATTATTCCTGGTGTAAAAAGGAATACTCTAAAAGTAACAAGCGTTCTTACTTTGGCTGGAATAGCCAATTTAGACATTTCGTACAGTTTTATATTGAGGCCAGTATATTTAGTTATACACATGCCAATCTTCCAGAGTGTCTCAGACCGCTGAATTTATTTGGGCTAATGTATATAACCAATATACATAATTAAATATGGTAATGATTACAGTAACGAAATAAATGCTTTTTTGCCTTTACACCATGTAACGACGAAATCGAATAAGAAAAATAAAAATAATAAAATAAAAAATTGCAATAAATCAATGTTTATCGCGGGCGGGTATCACAAAACGGGGTCGGTATTATTCGAGGAAATATTGAAAAAATGCAATGAATTGCACGGCAATAAACTAACATATAATTTTTCCAATCATTTCGACCGTGTTCCAGACAAGATGGTGCACAACCACAGGGGAATCGTACTCGTACGAAATCCATACGAAATTATTTGCTCGGGGATGAGGTATCACCAGATTACTAATGAAAAATGGGTGCACGTGCACAGGCCAAAATGGAACACCACCTATCAAAAACAGTTGAAGAGTCTAAGTGAGGAGAACAAGTTGCTGTTTGAGATGAATCATTGCGCCAAAGATACGATTCATGCGATATACAACGACATGAAAAATAGAAATGCGAACAATACGGTTTTATTTATTCAGATTGAAGAGTTATACGACAAGGCCCATTTGCCCGACGTATGCAGAAGAATCGCACATCATTTGAATCATAATAATAGCGACCCTAACAATAATATAAAATGCGATAAATTATTGCAGGCGTTTCGGCAAAAATTAAAGGTGAATTTTCATCGAACGCAGGCGGTCAACGAATACACATATCCGAAATTATTCAAGGAACGGCATTATGCGGAATTCAAGGCCTTGTTTCCCGAGGATGTACTGCAAGTATTTGGATATGCCGCCATTTGAGTATGTTACTTACTGCTTATCCAGGTGCTCCATGGTAATGTTTAAATTATTCTTGGAAGATTGCAGCGTATTGAGCGCGTCCAGTCCAGCCAGCAATTCTTTGCCGCCGTCTAGTTTTAATTGCAGACATTGCTGCACCATGAGCATGCCAATGTATTCGTCCAAGTTAATCAGCGTGGTTTCGTATTCTTTTCTATATTTGGCAATGAGCAGGGTATCTTGCAATTCGACGGTTTTCGCCTTTATTTCGTCGGCATAACCAGCGGCCAGACCCGCTTCTCCGTTCCCCCCAGCGTTGGAAGACGCGGCAGCGGAAGTCAGTCCTTCCTTTTTGGTTCCAAGCATGGTGGCGAGAAAAATGACAAAAAAGAGCGCGATAATCAGCACAATAAAATCATTGTTTAGTCTCATCATGGTTGATGTATCCTTTTTAATTACAATTATTTTATTTAGGTAAAATAATTCAGAAAATTATTTCGAATGACCTAACAATATATTTTATTCCGTATCATGTATGCGTGATATTCTTCGTCTAAATATTGAATATCCTCTTGCAATACACGTATCTTTTTTTCCAAATACCGATATTCTACCATTTCCGCCTCGTCTTCATAATAAAGATGATATGGATGCCGATATGTTTGAAAATCGTTTTGCAGTTGTTTTAGTTTCGTTTCTTTCGCCAGTCTGATTTGTTTGTAATGGTTTACATGTCGTTGAATTTTATCAGAAATATTAGTATTATTCATTGGCTGTTGCTGCATATTGATGTAATCTGTTTATTTTGTTTATGATTATTTGTTATATTATTTCTTATATTTATAATTGGGAGGCATGTAATTTGTCACATATTCTACAATGGTAATTGGAGGCGGTGGTTGGATGCGGCAGCTTGAAACGGGGAGCAATATATCTGCGGGTTTTAAATCGATGGCTTTCAAATTCTTATTGTTGTTTTTATTTTTTGCAACAAGACGGTATACTGGAAATGTGACTCTGTTATGATTCATGGATGGCACATTAATATATACGAATTGCTGTTGCAAAGAATCCTGTTGGTAGCAAATAAACATTTTTTGGTTTGCAAATTGATGTGCCTCGGGTATAATAAGATTGGATATAAACATGGATGGGATTTTAAAATAATTCAGCAGCAGCCACATGTCAAACAGCACGGGGTAAAAGGTGTTGGTCAAAATAACGTCGCTCATTTGTTTCATCCCGCTTTTTACAAATTGAATTTCGGTTTTATTTTGTATTTCCTTCATTAATATTTGCATTATATTCTTCTTATAATCTGGAGTAATCATTAAAGATTCGTATAATCCAATCAACCTGTCCTTTACCATTTTCGTGGTAATGGTTTGCCCAAATAAAATATACACCAAATCCACGATTAGCCCGAGTCCACATCCTGGGTGCTGGTCATAGGGTATTTCCATATATTGGGAAGTGTCTTTAAAACATTGGGAGGCTAAAATATATGTGCTGCTAATGGGTTGAGATAGCGCATCACATGCGATGAATTCATTGACATTGTCGTCGTCGCTGTCTATTTGACCCGTTTTTTCAGCAGCCGCATCCATCAACGCCGCGTATGATTCTGGCGAACGATTATTTTGGTTGCCTGCATCGTCGTATGTATGTTTCAATATGTATGGATTTTGCACATTGTCCAACAGCGATTTGATATTTTTCAAATATTCGCGATTTTTATACAATAACTGCGATTCTAAAATTAGAATTTCATGCGGCTGCACCGCGTGCTCCAAGGTTTGAAACAACATAAATTGTTTTTTATTGAAAAACATGTGAGATATCTGTTTGAATCGTATCAATTCATCGGCCAATTTCGTGTAATATATTTGCTTGTTATCTCCCCTTGATAATAAATGCTCTTTGGGTAAAATAATTGCATTTGCATTTGCATTTGCATTTGCATTTGCATTTGCATTCTCGGAAATTAACTGAGCCGAGAGGTCGTCCATTTTGCTAAACTGAACGGCGGGATTTCCTATTTTTTCCAGCATATTTTTCACCGTTTCCAGTTGCGCGGTATAATAGGACAAAGAATCGGTGCATTGCCGATGAAGGTTTTCGTATGCGTCGCTCTTTAAAACCAAATCTCGCATGGTATTTTTGAAAAGGTTGTAAAATTTAGTATCGAGTGTTATGCGATTCATATAATTCACGCGTTCCTTGTCTTTTTCATCGGATAATTGCGTCTGTAAATTCACTTGATATATTTCGGCCACGTCTGGTCGTTCTTCTGTTAAAAAATGAGGCAAAAAGGGGGGGCTCTTGGGTTTGGAAAATGGCACAAACATGTTATAGCTGGAAATAAAAAGACCGATTGCCTTTTTTGATGTATCCACCACCTGAACAATATCCGAATAAGAAATGTTTTTTGTTAGGTCGTGGTAAAATGCAATGGATTTATCATATGGTTGGGGCGAAAGTTCGTTGATAAAAATCAATGGCGGATAGGATTCCATCGAATGCGGCGGCATTGCATTGGAATTGGGATAAAAAGACGATGCCGCACAAGGAATAAATCCGACAAAAGATGTCTTAGTCTTAGTGCCTGATGATGCGGCCATAACACCCACGATTTGTCCCACGAAATTCATGACCAATTCTTGCAACAAATAATTATTTTTTTGTAGTTGGTGCAATAATTCCGCAATGGGCTGCCGTTTTGCGTTGCCCGACGACACGCATTGATGTTGGAAGGTTGGTACGATGACTTGACGAATAATGTTTCTCATAAAAAGTATGCTGGTATCGAAATAAAAATATTTATACACATTTTGAATCATTTGTTTTTTCGAGATTATTTCTTTTTTATGGAGATACATGGGTTCAAAATAATGATTGTGCGACATGAGCATGAAATAGGTTGGTTTCTTGGCATCAAAGGCCGCGACATTGGAGGAATGGTTTGTGGGGCACACCAACCCGACTTGATTCAGGTCTTTGTCCATTTCTAAAATACATAAATTCATGCCTTCTTTAAAAAAATGAGCGTTTGGACTACATAAAATGTCCCATAAATAGGTGTAGTCCACGTGGCTTTCTGGGTCGACCAAATATTCTCGAAAATTTTCAAACGATTGCATGGCACGAATTACAAAATCATGAATTAACGGATTTGTTAGGTGAACCTTGGATAAAAGGACGGAATTATATTTCGTCACGACATCTCGCACCGATAAAGTTGCGCGATTTATTTTTTTGCCAAAAGAATTAAATACGGCAAATAAATTTCCATTTTGGGCCAGTAAAAAGTCATCCAATCGAACATGTTTTGCCAAATAGTCGCACATGTTGGGCACGCTCAAGACGTCGGACGATGCTTTCTGATAAAAAAGCATGTTTGCGACCGCGGCAATGAAAGATTTATTGGGAGAATTTTCCACACCATATCTCAACATGCAGTTGTAATTCAAGGAGGAATTAATGGTTGGGTTTTTTTCTTGGGTGCACACCGAGGTCACATTATTTAAAAATTCTTGCAACACGCTGGGCAAATATCCCCAGCGTTTATTGGGGAGGGGAACGCTGCTGTCCGACCCCAAGATATAAATATTGTCGGCCGCCTTTTGGAGAGTGTGGGCCAAGCTGTCTGCGATTTCCAGGGTTTTTTCTTTCCGCGTTTCTTCTTTTGTTTTTTCCATTCTTTCTTCCTTTTTATCCTCTTGTTCTCCTTGACATTCTTTCTTTTTTTCCATGTGTTTCTTTCCTATTTTTTTAAAGCAGCAAGGCGAGCAAAATCCGTTTTGCAACCTGCTCGAATTAAAGCCTGGAAACAACGTATCGTCCCCATACGGTAAATATACGTGTTTATTTCCCCGTTTTTTAATGTCGGTAAAGATGGCTTGTTTTACATCGGTTATCGCCCCGCATTTTCCCTGCCGAATATCTTCGTCGGATACGGGGCCTTCTTGCCCTTCCTTCATGCAATAATATTTGGGACAAGAAAAATATAATGCGTCGCCGTGTGCGTCGTTTCCGTATTGTAGCAAATCTTGCTGGGGATTTTTTATTTTTTTATTTTTTTCCAACACTTCTTTTTCCAGTTTTGTTAGGATGAGCGGCTCGTTGTTCTGACAGATGCGGGAGTATTTGTTTAATTTCAAATCCATTTTGGTGATGTTCTCTTTGAATAAATCGGGCATGATTCGTTTCATTTTGGTCACAAACGGGTTTCTGTCCCCCACGCTGCCTCCTCCTCCTTCACTTACAGTATCGCCGCCAAACATTTCCAAATCGTCCATCAAGTCATTTCCATCGTCGTCGTCGTCGTCGGAATCCCATGCGTCCGAATAAATATCGTCGTCGTCGTCCTCGTCCTCGTCCTTTTCCGCATCTTCGGACATGTCCGCAACGACCTCGTCCTTTTCCGCAACGACCTCGTCCTTTTCCGCAGCAGCCGCAGCATCCAACAATAGAAAATCCTGCGCTGCGGTGCCGCGACTCAGCTGGTAAAAAATCGCCTTGAAATATATTTTTAGGACATCCAAATAATAAACGCTGTTGATTTTTGTGATGCTCATTTTATTGTCCTCAAACACAATGGGAAATCCAACTCGCTTTAAATTCGATACTTTCGCATACATCATTTTGTTTCGCGCCGTTGCCCGAATTTTCACGTCGGTTTCATCCACGGGTTCTGGCTGAATTAACTCGGCAAGAATTGGATGATTTTTATTTGTATTTGTTTTGATTGCTTGGCGAATGGGTTTGTCGTAAAAGAGCGCATACGAGATGGCGTCCACGGTGACGTTGGATGCATACAGGGCGACTGCCGATTCAAAGGCGATGGAATAAAACGATTTCAGCAGCGGCTGAATTTCGGCTAAAATCGGCTGCAATGCGAGATCTACAATTTCCTTCACGTCGTCCGCGTCGATCAAAGAGGTGAATATTTCATATGGATAAGTGGAAGACACCGAGATGCTGCCGTCGGCGTAAATCTCGCACGAAAGGTAATAATGATTTCTTTTATATTTTAATTTGTGCACATAAATGGACAGGGATTTTTTTTGCCGCTGCATGATGAACGTGTTGATATTTTCTTTGGCTAAAAACGGAATCTTTTCGTTGTCGGTTGTGACGGCGGCGCTGTATAATTTATAGATGGACCCTTTTTCGGTATCGTCTTCCATGATGAATTCATTGTTGGGTTCTATTGCGCCCAAACTGCGAGAACTAGTTCGAGGGTTATATTTTATCAGCGGATGCTGCTCGGAGCTAACAAATTGCTTAAAAATGGTAAACAGCGGGAATTTCACCGTTTTGATGGGGTGCACTGTGACGCGAAATTGCTCAACACCAAAAGCAAACGGGTTCTTGTAATCGGCGGGATATTGCATACCGTATAATTCGTCGGCGATACGCATCGAACGGTGCAATTGTTGTATTTCGCGCGCTGTCGGTTCGGGCTTTTTTAGCAACGGAAAATACCACTTTTCTTTTGGTTCGGACAAGGTCCTTACCGCATCTTCGGACAATGCTTTTCCCACATCTTCGGACAAGAAATCGGACAAGAAATCGGACAAGGTGTTTATCCAAACACAATAAATCGTGTCATCAACAATGGTACCGTTCTCGGAAAACGTCTCAAAAAGCATGTAGGGATTTCGGTTCACGGGTTTGAGCATGATGCGGTCATCGTGGCGCCACTCTAAATAGGGGTCGGCGACGGCAAGGTGTTTTTTGGCGATTTTCATAAAGGTGCTGTGCTGTCCGATTTGCTTGGTAATCGTGGCGCGTGTCTTTGTTTCCTCTTTATTGATTGATTCCTTATCAATGGAATCTTTTAAAAAGACGCGCGACAGTAATGCTTCCATGGTAAATGCCTCGTTTTTATTAATGGATAAACCAAAGTTGGCCAGGAAATTGGAGGCGTAATCAAAGGAAATGTTGCGGGTGCGTCCGTCGTTGTCTGCAGAAATCATTTGCTTTAGTTTTTCCAAATACACGGTTTCTTTCGTGTGCCCAAACAAGTACAAGTCGTTGGATTTTAATCCAGTAATGTGGGGGAGTGAAACTCGGCTCGCAACCTGATCCAAAATCTTTTGCTTGATGATTTCCACCGTATCGTCTATATAAATAAACGTATCGGTGTAATAGACGTTTTTTTTATTTTCTTTTTCTTTTTTGTTAGATGTGGCACTACTTGGTCCATTAAATACCAAGGTGAAATCCACGTCGTCGCGGCTTTTACCAAGGAACTTGACTTGATATATACGCGACATGTTAGTCTGTTATATATTACGATAGTATTTTTTTAATTTGATTTCGAATAATAGAAAAAATATATTGGAATACTACTGAGTGATTCATCTTCCAATAGTTTGATAAAAATATGCAAACCAGGCACGTGTCCTAACAACTATACATGCAAACGAAAGACGAAAAGATGCGACCCAACAAAAACTAAAAAAAGACGAAACAAGAGCAAGAGCAAGAGCAAGAGCAAGAGCAAGAGCAAGAGCAAATAAATGCAAGCCAGGCAAGTGTCCCAAACATCAAGCATGTTCAAGAAAGACTAAAACATGCAGAAAACGAAAACGCGAAAAAAAGAGCAATTCAGTGAGCCCTTCTGTTAATAAAAGCCAGTCCATCAGTAAAAGTAAATCAAAAAGCAAGTCCATCGCAAAAAAAGCCAATGCAGTTGGCATGATTGTGTTTAAAAATCCATTGTACGTGGTTGGGGCGTGTTTGAGCGCGTGGACGCACAGGCAATTCATCCGCAAACTCGGCTTGAATATTCAGTTGATTGTCATGGTGGATGACGTCATATATCAGTACAAGGATGAACTGAGTAAATACTTTGACCGCGTAGAGTTAATCCAAATGAGAGAGATGAAATTGAATCCCGATTACAAGGTTATTCATAAATATTCCGAGTGGATGAAGAATTCCGTCACCAAATGGGAGATACTTCAATACGACGAGTACGCGAAAATTCTGTTTATCGATGTGGATATATTGCCCATTAAACCCGAGTTTTACAATGTGTTTAAAATGGACACGCCAGGTATCGTGGTGAAAGGAATGAACGAGCAACAGAACCAGGTAATACCACCCGAGACATTTTTGAATAATATATCGGTGGATCCGAGCGAGTATTACAATTTATCTTTGAAACTAAAAAACTCGCTGGACGCTGGCTTTGTGCTGTTTACACCAGATAAAACGCTGTACGACGAATATTTCAAGTTTCTCAAGGTGTGCGAAGGAACGGCGGGATATATATCGTCATACCACTCTAGCGTGGACGAAACTACGCTGCTGCTCTTTTTCGTAGTGTATAAACAGATGCCCGTGCACCACATTCCGTACGATTATGCGGCGATTCCGTGGGAAAAATTCGCCTATAATAAAGCCAATGTCAAGGGCGTGAATTTCCTGTCCATGGTGAAACCGTGGGTAAAAGTGCCGATGATTCAGTGGGCCGACGAAAACATCTGGCACGACATTGCTAGAAAAGCGTTTGTCCACAATACCGTGTTGCAACGGCTGCATGCCAAGTATCTAATAGAATATCTATACACGTTTTACCACACTTGGAAAAAGAATATTCACAAGGGCAACTCGCCGTACAACATGGAATGCGTCAAGTCTAACAAACTGAAATATAAAACATTTCGGTTGTTTGACTACTTGAAACGGGTTCATCAAGAACGGCTGTCGCCGCAGCAGATTAATTATATCCTGGCAGAAAATGCAAAAATACACGCCGAAATGAATAAGAAATTGCTGATTTCTTTCACCGAATTGGACAAGCTTTGACTAACTTGATTTTTAAGAATCCATGTTTTCGTAAAACGCTTCTTGGCCGCGTAGATGGGAAAATACACCAAGATCCCAAATGGATTGACCGCGTCATGGCCAAATACGAGCGTAAAGGCCCTGCGAACATATCGTATCCTATTGCTCCTTTAACCGATGATGAAAAATAATCAAAGGTAACCCAGCTGCTGTTCATATTTAGGAAATAAATTCTTGTTTTTGACCACCTTGTGTTTGGGGATAGCGTGCGGTTTTATTTTTTTGGGATCGAATGTTTTCGCGGTTTTAATGGCTTTATAGGTGTGAATGTTGAGCGGATATGGCACTCCATCCTTGATTTCGAGGTTGCCCGCGGCCTTGATGCGGTCCATGGTGGCGTCAAAATGGTTCATCAGGTCTTCGTATTTGATGAGGAGATAGTGTTTTACCTTTTTAGGCATATCTTCCACCAAGAATCGGAGTTTGGTGTGCCGCATTTCGAAAATATTCTTGTAGCGGTGTTTGGTGTAGAGATGTACGTCGGGAATTATAACGCCCAATTCGTCGCTCGGCAACGAGTAAAAGGCCCCGTTTAAAAATCGATAGGCGTTGTGGTTGTGGTTGTTTCGTTGGGCCACGATATTATTTTTCAGGCTCGAGGGAAGAGGTTTAGGGCATAAATGCGGGGGCAAGTGATGCAGGTGCCGATAGAACGAATTGAGCCATTCCGTGGGATCGCGGACAATGCCGACAAACAGCGTGTCGTCTGCGTCTGCTCCCGACAAATCATTAAAGCCGAAAAAATGCTTTCGGCCGAATTCCCAGGTGACGGTCGCGTTAAAATTGCGGGTGATGAGCCCCTCCAAATAATTGGTCCCACTACATCGTTCGCCGTAAATCGTAAATTTATTGACCATTTAATATATAAGGATATTTAATTTATTTTACAATGGAAGAAAAATAAATTAAATATCCTTATATATTAATTATGACCAGATACGCCAAGACATCCACGGGAAAGTACAAAATTAAGGGAAATGTGTACCCCAAGTTAGTCGGAAGTAGGGCCCAGGTGTGGCACGGGACCGCGTATAAAACCACGGGCGATTTAACCAAGCACAATTTGATGAAAAAATCCAAGAACGGCCGCATCATCTCTAGCAAAAAGCACAAGTCCGCCAAGCGCGACAACCGCCTGGTGAAGCACGGATATGGTGCTCAAAAGGGCAAGTTTGGCATGGTTCGTTTGTCTAAAGGCAGACGTACCAAGAGACGCCGTGGTGGCTTCAACATTGGTACATTGAATCCCGCGCCTGTTAGCGGCATGGCCGACGATTCCATGAGCACGGATGCCCTGCAGTTAGAGGCGGGCATGGCTGGAGGCCGTCGTCGTCGTCGTCGCAGCAGCCGTCGGCGTAGTCGTGGTGGTAAGAGACGCCGCACCCGTCGTACCCGTCGGCGTCGTGGTGGTAAGAGACGTCGTCGTAGCAGTCGCAGAGGTGGCTTTAGCATTGGAACACTGAATCCCGCGCCCGTGAGCGGCATGGCCGACAATTCCATGAGCACGGATGCGTTGCAGCTGGAAGCGGGCATGGCTGGAGGTAAGAGACGCAGACGCAGCAGCAGCAGACGCAAGCGTAGAGGTGGTCGCAAGAGCCGTCGCAGCAGCAGACGTAGACGCCGTTAAATGATTGTAGCGGCATCAATAACTAACAAATAATTTAATATTACATTATTTTTGAAATAATATAACAATAGTATAATACTTTGATGCCTTATTCGAGCAATCCCAACAGCATGACGGGTGGTCCGTTTGGCACGACCGCGGCCACCACCAATACGGGTTTTTTCACCGACAATACCAATCCGTCGTCCGTAAACTGCAATGCGTTACCCGAACCGTCTTCCAACGTGGTCGCTGCAAGCGGGAAATGGGCTGGAGGCCGACGTAGTACCAAAAGACGCAAAACTAGACGTAAAAAGAATACCAAACGACGTCGTTCTCGTAAGCATAGACGGTCTGGAAAAAAACGTATCCTAAGAAGGCGTCGCACTAAACGTGGCGGAACAACTAACAATGTTCCGAATACCCCGAGCTATGCGACGGGGACCGCGTTGCCCTATAATTTGTCTGCCTTGGCCAACCCAGTGCCGTATTGGAAATTGGACAATAATACCAACTGTGCGGATAATTACAATCATTTCACGGGCGGCAAAAGGCGAAAGAAGCGTAAAACGCGCAGCAAGCATAGCAAAAAGCGTGTAAGGCATGTTCTAGGAAATTGGTATTTTCCAAAAAAAAGAAGCAAAAAGCGTAAAGGTAGACGCGGTGGCTGAGGCCCCGCCGTGGATGTCGTCGCAACGACGGGAATGACGGGCGGATGAGGCTCGCACCCCCAAATGTAACATGTAACACGTAACAAACAAAAACCAAAAAAAGCAAACGCAATAATGGATGACGAGGCCTTAAAAATAAAAAAATGTTGCCTCCGATAATTATGGCAAATTGTCTTTATATCATTTTTGCAATTTTCGAATCGTTTTTGGCCGAATTACAAAAAAAATGATTTAGAAAAAACACACCATATATAGTCAATAGTATAAGATAATGGCCGACACGATTCTCAACGCTTCCCACTTTGACCTTGGCCTCGTGTCTTATGGCACCAAGAAGGTGAATGACCGCGGTGGGTGGAACATGAACATTATGAACAAGAGCATCCGTTCTGGTCTGCGTTTGTCCACGCCCATGATGCTTACTTGGGGCGCGAGCGATTATACGGACCCAGACACTGGTGAGAGCGACGGCAAGTACAGCATGGCTCTCCAGTTTCCCGAGGAGGAGTATTCTAATCCCGAGTGCGAGGCGTTTTTGGAGAATATGGTTGCGCTGGACCAGAAGATTAAGGACGACGCCCTGGCCAAGTCCAAGGATTGGTTCGGCAAAGACCACAAGGTTCCAGAGGTCATTGATGCCCTGTATTCGCCCATGCTCAAGTATCCGCACATCAAGGGAACCAAGGAGCCCGATTATAGCAGAAAGCCGACGCTGAAGCTAAAGATTCCTTGCTGGAAGGACGCGTTTAATGTCGAGGTGTATGACGAGGAGAGCCAGGCACTGTTTCCCAATTCGGAAACCAACCCTGCCACTTGCAAGGACCAAATTAAGACGTATTTAGCACGAACCAACGTGATGTGCATCATTCAGTGCGGTGGCGTCTGGTATGCGAATGGCAAGTTTGGCGTGACCTGGAAGCTGATGCAGGCGGTGATTCAGAAGCCGCGCGAGATTGTCCAGGGTAAGTGTTTGATTAACTTGGGCGCGAGCGACAAGGCCAAGTTTGCGGCACAGCCTGCTGCCGATGCCGAGAACGAGGATGCGGGCAACGACAATGTGGGAATGGAGGTGGTGCCCGATTCCGAGAATGAGGATGAGGATTCAGTTGCACCAGAAGAGGCAGCGGCGCCTGCCGAGGAAGTAGTGGCACCTGAGCCTGTGCCTGTACCCGACCCCGTGCCTGTCGCAGCGGAGAAGAAAGTGGTTCGCAGAACTAGAACTACAAAGGCGTAATAAACGTAAATAATATAAATATAAATAACATAAAAATCAAAGACTAAATCTAAATCTAAACCTAAATAAAAAATAATTGAATCAACTATTTTTTCGTCAACCTGCATTTATTTACCTTTCAAATCATCCAGCACGTTTTTGTACATGTTGCTCGTGTTGGTAATGTGTCCCGCCAAGATGGACGATTCGTACATGTGTTTTAGCACGTCGTCTGGGGCGACCGATCCGCACCGAATGATGCCTTTTTTAAGCAGGTCGTGTTTGATATCGTGGATTTTCGCATTCTGGATTTCCTTTTTGGCCTGGATAATATCCTTTCGGGTTTTCGCATTTTTCACCAAGACCCCCACATTATGCTTGGTCCTGCCGAGTGCCACCTTGCGCTTGCGAATGATTTTCACCGCGTTTGGCTCTCTATCTGTACTAATATTTAATGTCCCGTTCATTGTCGTCGCAACGCTGAGTGAGGGTCGATGTTTTTGCGTTTGATTTACCCAGTCGCGATACAAAGGCTTGGTGCCGCCTTTTAAATTGCTAAACGGAGGAGGGTCTTGAATATTACCATTACCTGTAGATAAGGGCATGTGTTTCATGGTTTTGTTCAAGTTGGCTTTTTCTGGATTAATTTTGGACAAGTATTGCATGGCATCGGTAAGGTGGTTGGTGGGCGGATTTACTGGAGTGGCCATTGCGTTGGAAAAAGTAGCCATCGCATTGACGGGGGCAAAGGTCGTTGGTTTCGCGGCGTTTATTTTCTTCAGAGCCGCGTCGCTGTGGATTTTCTCGATGCCGCCCATTTCATCTGCTTTGTGCGACTGAATACGCTGCACTAGATTATTTTTAATGGTGTTGACGGTTTTGTTGGATAGGTGGGGCTCTTTTTTCTTGCGCGTGCTAGCGCGTCTTTTCTTGGCCTTGAAGAAATCGGCGGAAAATTGAATTTGTTTCACGTTGTCCTTGTCATTTTTTTCGCTCATTCTTTTATTTGTTTTGTTCGCTTCAATATATTATACCAGAGTAAATTTTGGAAAAATAACCAATAATACATAAAATGTTGCTTTATAATAAATGGTTAAACGGAGTACCAAGGTGAAACGGAGTACCAAGGTGAAACGGAGTACCAAGGTGAAACGGAGTACCAAGGTGAAACGGAGTACCAAGGTGAAACGGAGTACCAAGGTGAAACGGAGTACCAAGGTGAAAAACCGAATAAATAAGACACGAAAGAATAAGAAAAACCGAATCTTTACCAAAAAGGATTTCGTGTCTGGCGATGGCATGATGGTGAGTCTGTGGGGACCAGCCATGTGGCACTCGCTGCACATGATTAGCTTCAACTACCCCATTGACCCTACAAAGGAAGACAAGGTAAATTATAAGCGGTTTGTGACCAATTTGACATACGTGCTGCCGTGCAAGTACTGCCGCCAAAATCTAAAAAAGAACCTAAAGTTAATGCCCATTACAGACGCCGTCATGAGTAGTCGCAACGCGTTTTCCAAATACATCTATCGGCTGCACGAGCGCGTAAATAAAAACCTGGGAAAAACCTCGGGGTTAAGCTTTTGTGACGTACAAGAACGGTACGAGCATTTTCGATCCAGATGCACCCAAGACGATAAAAAAGAAAAAGACGATACGATATCTAACAAAAATAAAAGCGAATTAAACGATTTGTTAGGTCAACATGATAAAACTACAAGAAAAAGGATGGATAAAAGAAAGGATAAAAAGGAAAAGGGGTGCACCGAGTCGCTGTATGGAAAAAAGGCCAAGTGCGTGATTCGCATTGTCCCGAAAGAAAATAAATGCAAGACGTTTCAGATTGACAAGACGTGTAAAAAACGTAAAAGCAAGGATTAATAATTTTATTCGTCGTCTGTTTCCGAGTCGTAAAAGCCGTCTATTCCCCAGCTACCAAACTTGGACAGGTTATCTAGGTGAAACCGCTCCTTCATAAGTTCTTCTTTAAACAACAAACAATTTTCTCTCATTTGTTTATAATCATATACAAAGATGTGTGAAATACTACACAACCTCCCCCCAGTCAATTTTGTTTTGGGCAGCTCAAAGCTTTGTACCATGGTTGCAGATAACATTCTCTTTCTTACAATGGGTTGTTTTACAACCAACCTAACAAATTCATTTTTTGTTATTTCATTTGTAAAATTGTAAATAAAATAATTTTATGAATACACCGTTTGGGCTTCCACTTTAGCTTTTTCGGCCGATTTTTCTTGTGTTTTAATGTACTCGTCGTGCTCCTTTTTAATCTGCTCCACGCTTTTCACGCACCCGCGCGTGGCCAAATTATACGCGACAATCGACGAAACCAAAATCCCCGCATACACGTACCAACACGCCTCACCCACGTTATCTTTCAGCGTCACTAGGTGAAGTAATTCCTCCTGCTTGGCTTTTAATGCCGCCGCATCGGCTACGACGGATTTTTTGAAAAGCGGCATCAGCATGTCATTCCAGACACTCATGAAATTCTCGGGATTAATCTGGTTAATGAGCAGCGATTTGTTGCCGCATATTTTCATAATGAGCTCGGCAGACTGCTCCAGTCTGTCTTGCGCTTCCTGGTTCAACTCCCCAGAACCTTTAGTCACGTCGGAATTCACGAGCAGCTCGCTCAGCAGCTTGTTGGCGCTGGACGAAATGACAAAATACCCGACCACGTTGGAAAAGGCGGATTTAAACCCTGGAAACATGACGAGCACGGCCACCAGTACCCCGAAAATAAACAGGTAGGGGACAAACGTGTAGCCAATGGCCGCGCCAATATTTTGCCCAGGGCTGCCGCCGCACTTGGAAAGTAGGTAAAAGAAATTGAGAAACAGTTGGCTGCCGACCACAATGGCAATGTAGACCATGAGTTTAGAATTGGACGCGGAGTAATAGTCGCTAAAGCCAGTCGGTTTGGCCAGGTCGGCCACGGTTAGGCCAGGTTTTAAAAAGACGAAATACAAGATGGTGCTAACAATAAATAAAAGGAGCGAAAGAAAAGAGTAATCCATTCCGTTTGACCTTTTTTTATTTGTTAGTCTTATTTTATAATTGCAATAAATATATTTTTTCTTTCTGGTCGGTGTAATTTGACTTTTTTCATCATGCTTTTTTACAATTATTATCGCTATAATCTGACACGAAAATACATGGATTCCGAGACAGCCATTTCCAATCTATCTCGTCTTGGTTGTTTTTCAATATACGCATCGCCCCCTCGGTTGGATTGCGAGACAACTCCATGTAATCTCTTATTTTGTCGGGATTGTTTTCTAGTAACTGCATTGCTTTCGCAGATTGATTGGCCGACAAACAATACCAATTAATCTTGTCTGGATGTTTCTCCAGGATTCGCATCGCTGACCAATTCTTGGATAACGCAGTCCAATCTATCTTCTTATCTAGATTATTTTCCAGCAATTGCATCGCCACATCCGATCTATTGGCCGACAAAAATCCCCAATGAATTTTGTCTTGGTTTTCGACCAAGAGTTTTCCCGCTGCATCCGACGAATTCCCAGACAATCGCGTCCAATAAACACGGTCCAAATTTGCAGCCAAAAGTCGTCCCGCATCTTCAGATAAATTGGCCGACAAATTATCCCAATGTATTTTATCTTGGTTTTTTTTCAGCAACCACACCGCATGAGGAGACGGATTACTGGATAAAATAGGCCAAACAATTTTGTCCTGGTTGTTTTCCAATAGTTGCATTGCTCTTAATGAGCGATTACTTGACAACCAATACCAATCTATCTTATCTTGGTTGTTTTCTAGGAGCTGCAGAGCACCGTCCGATGAATTTCCAGACAACCAACACCAATCGATGTTGTCTTGGTGTTTTATTATAATTCGCATTGCAGCGGCAGACGAGTTACGAGACAATTGATACCAAGTTATTGAGTCAATATTCTTTCGCAAAATAGACCAGTTCCAATTATTTTCTTCCTCTTTTATCTTTTCTTCCATCAATTGCATTGCTGCTTCTGACGGATTGCTCGACAATCGACACCAATTTATTTTATCGGGATTTTCAGCGAGCAACTGCATTGCTTTGTCGGATAAATTACCCGATAACCAGTCCCAATCTAATTTATCTTTGTCAATCCACGACGCTAATTTTACCTTTGACATTGCTTATCTAACAAATGCTTTCATTTGATATTGTTTTTTTATTTTTTGGAGAATTACACCCTTGAAGATTTAAAACGCCGTTTTTTTAATATATTTATTTATAATATATATACTGAATGCCCTCACACAAAAGTGAAGATTATAAGATTACAGCAGTTAAATACTATTTGGAAAATGAAAGTTCTTATGTAAATACCTGTAAAATATTCAAATGTAGTGAAAGAAGTTTGAAACGATGGATTAATAAATACAAATCACAAAATAATATTACACGTAATAATCGTTCTGCTATTTCCTATAAAATTACACAAGACCAAGTCAAAGATGCTTTGCAATTACTCAAAGAAAATGAACAGATTACAATAAATGAACTTCAGTATCAATTGCAAAAGAAACAGAAAACATTAGATATTTCACCTCAACATCTCGGCACAATTTTACGAGATAATAATAAAACTAGAAAACGAACACGCCATTCGCATTTTCCAGTTATAAGGTATAATAAACCAATTTTCAAACAAACTGAATTGAGTAGTTTTTACAAGGAAATCAATAAATATCCTATGAATAAAATTATCAGTATTGATGAAACCGCTATAAGACCTATTATGATGAATGAATATTCAAGATGCGAATTAGGTAAGCGATGTGTATTCAAAACAAATGATACATTTATGTTTCGCAAATATACATTATTAGTAGCAATCAGCAACTCTAAATGTATAGGTTGGACTATGTTTGAAAAAGGTGCTATGAACAAAGAGCGATTGGTTGAGTTTATGAATGAATATATATTTAGCAAATACAAAGACCATTTAATAGTAATGGATAATGCTGGGGGGCATAGAAATAATTATGTATGGAATGCTATAACAGAGAGTGGCAATCAATATTTACATTCCGTTCCATATACTCCAGTTACAAATCCAATTGAAAGTTGGTTTAACCAACTCAAATATTATCTCAAGCAAAATAAAAGCATATTACGATATAACGAACTCAATAAATCAGTAGCACATGCAATAGCAAAAATTAAACCCGAAAACTATAAAAACTATTTTAATTATGCTTATGATAAGAAACAGTTTAAAATTCCATCAAAATATTCTACACGTATGCGAACATTAAAAAAATATAAAATATAATAATGATTTAAAAATTACATACATAATATAGAAACTATTATGCGTGTAAAATTATCCGTAAAATATCCAGATGAACGAGAAGACATATGTAATCAACTAATAAATATATTAGAATTGGATGAGAATAATTCTTTTATATTATATGAATTTGACCGCAATATTGAGAGGCAAAATAAAATTTTAGAAATGAAGAAAAAAATACAAATATATTTTGCTTGTTCCACTATATCATCATTCAAGCCTAAATTTGAATGCAACAGACCATGTTTAAATATAGTAAGAGGAATATTGCGACAGCAAAATTATAATTTTATAGGAAATGATTATACAATAAAAATAGATGGTATTCCCAAAAAAACAATAAAATATATAATATTTAGGGATAAATAAATAATTGCGGTAAATAACTTAAAAATAAAATATTTAGGAATAATAAAAAGACATGGAAGAAAATCCACAACCGACCGCTAAAAAAAAGACAAAGCGACCAGATGTTCAAAAACGATTAGAGGAAAATAAGGACACTGAATTTACTTGCATCAAATCTTCGTGGAAGTCCTTTTGTAAAAATAATCTTTTAGCAGACACGATTGTTGAGGATATTTTACCTAAAATCAACACGATTAGTTTTTTATCCTACAAGTTGATGAATTTCCATTTCACCCGTTTGTTGGAAGAATGCAAACCCTTACCCGAAATTAAGCAAAACCTATTTTACCAAGCATGTTGTATGGTTTCTCAACTTAAATATACAAAGGATACTACTGATACAACCACTGAATTATATGAAAGTTTTTCACAGATGAAAGAGTTTATGACCGATGCCTTGCCTGCTCGCGATTATTTATGTTTAGGATATATTACCAACTTGAATAAATTACAACTTACGATGACAAATAACCATTTGAAATTGAACTTTTATAATCGCTTTCGTAAATATCTGAAATTACGAACTGGTGAAACTGACAATGCAGTTGTGTATAGGTGGTTGAAAGATATTTACGAACCGAATTATGAAGGGAAGAATATTTTTATTTTATACATGCGAGAATGGTTGAAATACATACCTACCGAAGCAAACATTGTGAAACATTCCTCTCATTTTGTAAAGATTTACCATTCTATTTTGAAAGAATTTGAAAAATATCCTGATACAAAAGGTATAAGAACCTTTACTTTATTACCACACAAGCACGGTTTCACTCAATCACATATTACTATTTGTAATGCTGGTTTGGAAAATACCCTCAAATACATCGCAAAGAAACTAAAAGTAGAAAATCGCGACGTTGAAAGTGGTTTAGATGTGAAACAGTTTGCTGAAAATAGTAAGGATTATTGGAGAGAACTTTTTAATATCGAGAAGTATGAAACAAAAAATAAAAAGTTCGGTTATACTATTCTTACAGATGGTAAAAGTGTTGTATTACAGATGCGAAAACCAACTCAACCCGATACACCTGCACGCGAATACACAGAGCAACAATACGATAATTTTATCGGCATCGATCCTGGAATTCGCATGTTGATTACTTCATATGATACAAACGATAAAACCATTCAAGTATCTACAAAGGAATATCGCCATAAAAGCAAAATGATTTATGCATGTAAAAAGCGTGTTGGGTGGTATAAGAGATGGGAACACTATGAAGAATGGAAACTCATACCAACTATAAAAACCAGCAAAACAAGTGTGATGAAGGAATATTTCAAATACGTGTTTCCGCGAATGCGAACCTTTACCGAGTTTCACAAAGAAAAAGGGTTTCGTAATTTGAACTTCACTTCATATTGCAGAAGCAAAGCAACCTTAGCAAAAATATGCGAACGTATAGGAGGAGGTACAAAGGTGAAAACATTGGTAGGTTTTGGTGATTTCTCACAACAGCACGGTTTGGTAAAATCTCATCCAACTACGCCCATTTTACGATTGAAACGAGAACTTCGTAAGTATTGTAAGGTGGTTGGAATAGATGAATACAATACTAGTAAAACGTGCTCTTCGTGCAATAATCCAATTGAGTTATACAGAAATCGTATTCGTAGGAAAAAGAAGGGCGTATTAGAACCCATAGCAAGACTGTCAAATATCCATAGTGTAATCCGTTGCAAACACAACGAGTGTAAATTATGCTGTATGGATAGGGACATCAATGCTTCCAAGAATATATTAGGATTGCTTCTCCATCAGTATAAAGGAGAAGAAAGACCAGTATATTTTAAACCAAAAAAAATTGGCGTTATACCTCGAAAGAGTGATAAGCGTTCAAAGGCGTGCGATTCGCCATTACAGCCTTGTTGATTTATTATTTGCGTGAAAAAACGGCGTTTTAAATCTTCAAGGGTGTAAAGGCAACCAAGGGTACATGCGTTTAGGGGTCATATACAAAGAATCGATCTTTGTCTTTTCCAATTCCGCTGGACAAAATATACCGTTTAGTGCTAATGTACGTATTATCCGAAATCACATGCAGTCTGTAGTACAATAATTTAAGAATAAAAAGACAAATGGAATTATAAATGGGCAGCACCATCTTGCCGCGGTGTTCCGCCAGAATCTTGTCCTTAAACTGCGTATTATAAATAGAATATTCAAACATGTTGTTTTTATCCAGTTGATGTTTGATTTTATGCCCATAGGTGGTGGTATCATCGTCCAATATCCACACGACATTTTGCACATTTTTTCGCGACAATTTTAAAAAATTGAGTAATTGCGACACGGTGCTAACCTCGTTGTCGGTAAACACGTCAATATCCACGTCGCTCGCACCTGGGACAAAATCGGGCCGAGCAATGCTGCCGAAATAAAAAAAAGGGGTTTCCAGGTAGTCGCTGAGCGAGGTCAGGAAATTCTTTCCAGTTGCATTTAATTTTTTTTGAATGTCGATAAATTCCATGGTTATTATTATAAATGCCTATTTATACATACTAATATGATATTTTTTGCAAAAAAATAATATGGAATTTTTTAATTTATAAAATGTTAACCTAACGAACGCACCTGGTCTGAATTTTGTATACAAAAATGCTATTGTAATCAATTAAATTACATCAAATAAAAAACAAAACAAAAAACAGCAAAAACAATATAAATAGTTTTTTTATATTATAAAAGAGATTGAATAAAATAAAAATAATGCAGCCATATTGTCATCCAAACCACTATCAATCGAATAATATCAATAATACAGATACAGATGCAAAGAATAACAATCAGAAAAAAATACTTTATTTGAATGAGGGAAATATAAGCTTGCAAAACATGTATTTCATGGAGGCAATCAAAAACAAGATTATTCAGGGAATTTTTACTCGTTTAATATATTCCACCCCCTTATTTAGCATCAATTCTATTTATTATGTGTTTCATCTGAATGTGATGCATGTGGAACATTTTTACAACAAGATGATATATAATTTTAACCCGAATCAGGATAGTTTGACGAAAATAAAAGAATTGGAAACGTCCATCTTGTTGCTGTACGAATCCAATATGAAAACAAAAAAAGAGGTTCAATATAAGATACACAATATATTGAATTCGGGAAATTTAAAGATTTTTAAAGATACCAAAGAGGAAAGTAAATATAAAATGGCCATGTCGCCCCAAACATCTACACAACAAGTACAAGTACAAGTATCGGCGCCATTGAAAAAAATAAATTATCCAGTTGTCTTTTCAAAGAATATTTATTTATGTTTAAAAATTATTGGCGTGTGGGAATCAAATACAGAGTACGGTCTTATTTATAAATTTATTTAACAATACATCAGCACATCATTCAAAGTCAGAATCGTCGCCACTCAAAGAATGATTGTCTTCGTCGTCATAGTCATACTCCTCGTAAATGGCCCGATGTTTATTTTCCTGGTATACACGTTCCAAGTAATTATATACTTGACGCATTTCGGGCCCGACCTGCATTTCGTCTTCTTCATTCTCAAAGAGAACAGGTGGCGACCTGTCCGCAGACCCCCAGGTGGTGAGTTCTATCAAAGGATAGGTGAAGGTAGGTTGCGTTGGCTTGTAGTTATTCGCCTGCATGATACGATCTAATTCTTGCTGTTTAATTTTCAGGGCCATGCCACTTTTGCTTTTTTCTCTACTTTCACTTTTGTTTTTGTTATTTTTTTCCAACAGCAAGGCAAATGGATTGCGGTTTCTAAGCGCGGCTTCTTTGTTTCTTTCATACACCGACAAGGGATGACGAGAAAGTGCGCTGTTACGAAACCCAGTTTGAGACATGGTTATTAATAATTATTTTATTATATAGTTAGATATAGTTGGTTGGTTGATTATAATTCATTTTTTTATTCTGCTTATTTTTTGAAAAATAAAAATAAAAAAAGCTTAATAAAATAAAAAAAGATATAAATAAAAAGCTTAATAAGTATTAAAGGCAAAATGTCCAATTTCAAGTCCAAGAATATCAAAGAATTAAAAAATGTAAATATAATTACTCTGGATAAAACGCATCGCAATATTATGAATTTTTTTACAGAAGAAGAAGCTAAACTGGAAACTCAAACCGAAAAATGCAAAAAATTGCAGGAAAAAATAAATAATGCATCGTGTAAAAATAAAGAAGAAGAGAGAAAAAGCAAGGAAATAATTAAAAACACACAAATCAAGGTGTTAAATTTGAAAAAAAAAAAACATAAATATATTTTGGATAATTCCAATCTCATTTTTGAATATTTCAATATAAAAAAACAGACAGAAACAACCACCTCTTCATCCACAGTTACATCTAAAAACGGAGACGCTTCCCGGTCGTTCAACAAGCAGCGCATTCACGATTTTTTCAATAAATCTCGTCGCCAAACGAGTACTTCTTCTGACTGCACAAATTCCGATTTTTCTTCCGAAATGGATCAAAAAAAACCAGCAACTACAGAATCAAGCATTGTTGCGCAATACCTCAGTCGTGTTAACGAAACATATATTCCCGCGAATGTTGCAAATATTAAAAATAATTGCATGTATTGCAAACAAGGGCAACTACTTGTATCGGACGACGACGGATATTTAGTGTGCAATCAGTGTGCGGCCAGCGTGACGTATATTCCCGAAAACGAAAAACAGTCGTACAAGGATCCGCCCAAGGAAATTGGAACCTTTTTATACGACCGCTCCAATCATTTCAAAGAAATAGTGGCTCAGTTTCAAGCAAAAGAAACCACCTATATTGCCGACGAAGTAATTGAAAAATGCCGAATACAAATTAAAAAGCAACGACTAACCAATGAGCAGCTCACATATTATAAAATGCGAGATATTTTGCGAAATCTTGGGTACGACAGCAAGCTGTACGAGCACATTCCATTTATCAAAAATAAGCTCGGCATTCCCCCACCCGTGTTTAGCCGCGAATTGGAAATGAAATTATATAAAATGTTTGACGAGACGCTGGTGCCGTTTTCCAAGCACCAGGACGAAACACGGTGCAACTACATTCACTATTATTTTGCCCTGTATAAAATGTATGAATTGCTGGGCGAAACCAGGTACGCCAAGGACATTCCCATGCTTAAAGAGCCAGGAATATTTGTTAGCCAGGACGAAATTTGGAAGAATATTTGCGCCGAACTCAACTGGAAATTCATCCCCACGTCTTTCAACATTGTGGGTGGAGACGTTTGAATTCGCTTTTATAGGATACGATAAATTCGCTGCGCTAACTCGGCAGAGTTTATTTTCTGTGTTTATTTCTTGCATTTGCCACAGATAAATTATACCAGTGAGTTCCGCCAAGAACAGGGCGTCGGCTCAATTGGCCCATGTTGCCGTTTTCAACGAGTTTTACAATGTTGGCCTTTTTTGCTTGGTGCGGACCCGTCGTTTTGGGATAGGAGGCTGTTAACGAATATAGGCTTGTGACGGGATAAATCATTTTATTTTATGCAATATTTTGATTATGTAAAAAGATATAAGTAGATTACTACAAATACGGAATGGTTAGGTCAATGTTGTCGTGCGTGCCATGAATGCTAATTTTCTCAAAATTCTGAACAGGTCCAAACTCGAAATTTGGTATCTTGGTAAAATCCACCATTTTTTGGTTCCAAATCTCGCGGCAACTGTTCATGCGCTGCATGGTTGCTGTGGGGTAAAGATTCAGCAAATAAATTGCATGCGACCAATCATCCGCAACCGTATTGTTATTTTTCTTTGGCTGTTGTTTCACGACATTTAGGCCCGCCGTTTTGTTTCTTAGAAACTGACTGTATGACAGGTTGGTGTTGTCGATTGCGACGCTGCTACTGCCATTGATGCTAAAATCATCATCCGTATCCATCTCGTGGTAATGCTGCGTGGGAATAAACACGGTTTTATCATAAATGTCATGGGAATAAGCAAACGGATGATAGTCATTCAAACCAGTGTTGAGTTTGCAAATAATAAATCCCCAATTGGGCTCGGCTGCATACAATTCGGTTAAATCGGCTTTTAATCCGTCACTTAGCTTAAACACCGACTCGTCCACGTCATCGGTCAGTTCAGCTAAATTAGTCGCCAAAGAAATGGTATAACTGCCCACGTTAAACACTTCCAGCTTTTTTGTGCTTTTACCTTTGCACCTTTTCATTCCAAAACTATCTTCACTCCGCATTACTTTGGGTTCAAAACACTTGGCGCAATTTTTGAATAAATCCTTGTATGCGGACAAATCGATGAATTGAATGGTGTGAGGCAACGGCACAGGCAGCACCATGGCGTTGTTTGTTGACGCATTGTGAACCAAGTTGGAATATATGGTAATTTGCCGCGTCTTGTCTGCGTTTGGTGCTATGAAAAGATTGGTTTTAGAGACCTTTTTGATGCGAGTACTGATTCTGCACATTTTTCTTTGGTTGATTACAGTATTCAATGCGATGTATTTAATACATTTTATTCAACAAAAACAACAAAAACAACATGAATGCAATTTCTCATGAATAATAACAACATACATGTATTTGGTATTTAGATGCTACGAAGACAATGAATTATGTTTTAGGTTTGGTTTGGAAATTGTCTGTTCGTCTGTAGCAACCTCTGAAAAATACATCGACGACTATTTTCGCAGTGTTCCCAACGACAAGAAACCTTTTAGAGCGCATCCCAGCATGACCGAAGAAAACAATTACACATTTATTGGGGATCGAGCCCAGGTGTTTGAAACTAGAAATGATATTGAAGGCCGTATTTCGTCAGACATGTTGAGAGGATTTGTAATTGAAGAAGTGATTGCAGATGAACCTTTGGATACATTTTGGTAAAAAATAAACAATAAAAACAAATAAAAGAAAAATGCGTTAAATCATATATAAAAACATACAAGATATTTATAATCAATGGCTGAAATTATAGATATCTCTGATTTGAACGAGACCTCCAGTTCCAATTTTGGCGGCGGCATGGAATTACTCATGAACAAATCTCACACAAGCAAAATGGGCGGCGGAAGCACCAACATTGGGTTGTCTGATTTGGACGATTTAGAAAACGAACTCAATGATTTAGGAAATGTGCATAGTGGGAACGATTTTAATAAACCTAGCGACAGGCTTAATGGCGTTTCATTTCAGCCATCCAGAGACGACATGGACGACACGGGCAGCGTGCATTTAAACATCCATGACGACCACGACATTCCGCTCGACCTCGGGTCGGGGACGTCCAATATTAATACAGACAAAACATGGGACGACTACGGCAAGTACAACGAAATCCCTGGGCACAGTGGCGGTTCGGCATCTGGTTCTTATGGAGGAGCTGGGTCATCGGGACCGCGTTTAACCAAGGACGAGCAAGACAAGGAAAAATACAAGATGATTCGCGAGATGGAGGATTGGGAGCGAAAGAGCAACGGCAAAATCCAGCTGTCGAAAAAATACACCATGGAGTCGCCGTTTCACGAGATAAAGATTGAATACGATGCCTTGAAGGAAGAAGCGGGAAAAAAAGCATCAGTGAAATTCCAGGGCAGCTGCATGAAGATGCTCATCAACGGCATCGAGTTTCTCAACGACAAGTTTGACCCCTTTGACGTGAATTTAGAGGGATGGGGAGACAAGGTGGACGAGGAAATGGACCAGTACGACGATATTTTTGGGCAGTTGTACGACAAGTACCAGCATCGCGGCAGCATTGCCCCCGAGCTAAAGCTCATGTTTCAGCTGGGCGGCAGTGCATTCATGGTGAATTTGACCAATAAAATATTCAAAAATGCGGGACCAGGAGTGGAGGATATTTTTCGCCAAGACCCCGAGCTCATGCGCAATTTCCAGAATTCAGCCATTCGCACCATGGGGCAAAACAACCCAGGTGTCGGGAATTTCATGTCTGGACTAGGTAATAATGGGCAGCAAGGCGGAGCGAGCGGAATAACTGGTGGACCGAACGGTCTAAATGGAAGACCAGGTGGCCCGCCGCCGCCCGTGCCGACCCAGGGACAGTATGCCGACCCCCCGCCCCTGTATCGCGGCGGCAACAACACGCGCCCCGACTTGGCTGCGGCCAGAGGCGTACAGGCGCGCGAATCTGGACCTTTACAAGCGCGTGAACCCTATTTGCCGAATCAGCAGCAGGCGCCGTCGAGAGCACCTGGGCCGAGAAACGTGCCTGCCGCCCAGCAGCACGCGTCCAACAACTCGGCCATGAACTTGGCTCTAGGCGGTCAAAATGACCGTGGTGCTACTGCACAAACGCAGGATTGGGGTCGTAGTGCACGCAGACCTGCGACAAACAGACCTGAAACCGAAGGTAGGCTGAGAGCTGAAACCGAAGGTAGGCTGAGAGCTGAAATGCGTGGCCCGTCGGACATGAGCGATTTGTTGTCGGGCATCAAGACGCGCACCATTGAAAAACCCATGACGACTGCTCCTATGGTTTCCACGACGAATGTCGGTCCCATTTCAATCACGCAAGACGACAATGTGAGTCAAATGAGCACCGAGACAATGTCCGTGTTAACTACAGGAGTAACCAGTGTCGGTGGGACAAAAAAGCCGAGAAAACCGCGCAAATCCAAGTCGGACAAAAATACCGTGAGCATGGATTTATAGAATTCTTTTTTATAAAAATGAAATAAAATGATGGCAATATAATAGTAAAAGGCAACAAGACAAAGCAGCAAAATGAAATTCTGCGACGACTGCGACAACATGCTATATTTAAAGATTAGCGAAGAAAATGAGTCCGAAATGATTCACTATTGCCGCCATTGCGGGTTTACCAAGTCGGCCGATTCGTTCTGCCTAGAGTACAACGCCATCCAGAAAATCGACCCGCTCAGTTTCATTAACCCTTATACGCACCTGGACCCGACGCTGCCGCACACCCACAACATCTTTTGCGCCAACGCGACGTGTCCCACCAACAAGACCGACCCCAAAAGTCCCGACATTGTCATCTTCAAGCCCAAGATCACATCTTTGGAAAACATCTTTATTTGCTACGTGTGTCAGCACAACTGGACCAACATTCCCCAAAAGATTTAGATTTTATAAATTGTTTTTTGATTCAACAAAAAAATGCGTTACTAACAAAAAAATAAATTATAAAGAATTGCAAGATAGATGGACGACTTTAACCTCAGCACCTTGCACGAATCCAAGTCCGAGTGGGCGAGCCGAGTGCTCATCATTCTCACCCCGCTCATGATTGAGGGCTTTCGCTCTGTTTTCAACGAGGCCAACAAAATGTGCGTGCAAAACGAAGAGCCCGAAAAGTACCTCATGACCTTTCAGAACCTGCTTTTAAACATTCCCAAGTGGAGCAATGCTATGGTAGAGGCCGAGCGAAAACGCATCATTGACCGAAGTGGCTGCGCTTACCTAGAAGACTTGGTCACGTGCGTGCACATTACGCAGCTAAAGATTTTGACGGCCATGCGTGTGGGAACAAAGCAGAAGAAAATAAACATTGACGTGCCCAACCTGGATACGTTCATTCACAAGGCGTACATTAATGTGGCTCGCAAGCTGTACAACAACGTGTATTTGTACGAAGCCGCCGCACCGCTCCAAGTGCAAAAGAACCATCGCGAGTTGGAGATTATCATTCAGGAGTATATTTTAAACACAATTCGCGAGAGCATTCCCGTGGAAACTATTTTGCGCGCCTACATGGACGAAACCATGGAGGAAGAAGTCACGGAGGAGATTAAAGAGGAAGTGGTGGTTCCCGAGATGCAGCAGGACGCACTAGTTCCCAGCCTCATCGACCAACAAAATTTTGTCCCTGCGTCGACCAACCCAGAGCTGAATGAATTGAGGGAAATGCAAAAAGTGCTGAGCGAAGAGCCGCGTATTGAGGAGCCAATCATGGTGGATATCGCCCCACTTTCGCGCCCCCCCTCTGTGGAAAATTTGCCCATAACAGAAGATGATGAAAACCACAAAGATAAAATAGTAGTGGGAAAGGCAGACGACGAAGAAGTAACGCTCGATTTTGAATCGTTGTAATATAAAATGATGTATAAAAAATGTAAAAAATGTAAAAAGGATATAAAAGCAAATCAAATAAAGATATAAATATGTATTTTTATTTTAATCAGTTGTTAGCATACATGGAACGTTGGACGTATAGCGGCTTGTATTATTTTACTTGCGGACAGCATTTGTTTATTCACCAGATACAAAAGCCAGCATATCGGTTGTGGAATTTGCTGTATCCGCCTGCCGACGTGGTGGAGCGCGACACCTTTGCCCTCGAAAACAACAACAAGTTCATCGTTACGCGGCACAAAAAGTACTGTCCCGTGCTGGAAGATTATCGGCATTACGACGTGGTCTGCGGCGAAGGGTCTGTTTTAAATTCTGTGCAAACCAGTCCCAAGATTTCGAATGTTCGGTTTTTGGACATGGAATTGACTTTCAAGGATATAGACGAGATGGAATGCTCGCTGTCGCTGCACTCGCCCACCCGCAACTACTACATGGTGGGCAACACGATTTGCTCGGATTTCATCCACTATTTCATGCAAAAGTACCATCCCGATGTTTTGGAAAAATATGCATTGACGGAACCGTTTGAATATACCCTGACGCTGGTGGACCACAACGTAAAGGTAACGGTATTGACGGAAAAAGACTCGATTGTGCTGAAAGAATACGACTACGACGTGACTTTGGATAAAGACGATGAAGACAAGCTTGGCAATGGGAACTCCGTCGGTGAGGAGAGGGCGGATATAAAAAATGACTAAAGTTATTCTCAAATTACATAAATAAGTAAAACAAACGCAAATATATTATATTGTGCTACAACAAGATAATATATCGCCATTAAAATGAGCTCAACCATGTATGGAATTTCACGCAGCATCGGATCCGCTGGCTTTGGCGGCTATCTCAACACGCCCATTATTGGTCCGCTGAGCACATCGCAAACTCCGTGCACGCTCCCTTACCACAGCTACGGCACGCTGACTGGCGTTCGACCCACACCGCCGCAGTTCTACCCTGGCAACGAGCCCGTGGACGCCCAGCAAAACACCAATGCGCGGCAGCAGTACGTGCGTGCGACCGCTATGAGCACCGCCACGTCCTTTTATGACCAGGAACTCGCCAAGCTATCCAAGCCCATTTCGTATTACATTAAAGGCACGCAGCGTCGCGCCCAGCAATCGACCCACGTGAATTACATCGCTCCCATTCAATCGAGCATGTATTTGAACCAAAAGAAATCGGTGGCGGTGGGAAAATCCGCGTACAAGGTGGGCCTGCCAACTGCCGCGCCCATTAGCACGAAAAATTACTACCCCAGCGGCACGCGGTCCGCGCTGCGGCGTGCCAGGTCCAGCGGATCGGTTGCGCCTAAAAAAAAGGGGTCTATCTACAACACCAGTTTAAATACAGTGACGGGGGGCTGGGGCGCCGCACCTCGTGCAAATTATTAGAGTCAGCACCTCTTTACTTATTTTGCAACTCTTGACGAATAAATTGCTTGAGTGTAACCAGAGTCAATGGAGCGTGTGAATCGTATTCAATTTCTCGGTTGTCACGACAAATTCGAACCGTGGGAAACCCCATTACATTATATTGTTTCATCCACATGTCAACGATTGGACTGTGGGAAATCCACGCTTCTGACGGAAATTCGGGTTTCCATTTTGGATCGGTGAAATTATATTCCATAAACCTTAGTTTATAGTTGTTGATGATTTTTCCTTCGTATTGAAATTGCAAAGACTGCCACAAAGGCATTATGCGTCTGCTGTGCGGACACCAATTCGTGTAAAACATGCAAATCGTTGCCTGTTTTACTGCAGAATTCATTATACTTTTTGTTTTTGTTAGGCTTGGTATTTATATTTCATTTTTACAATATTAGGGTGTATTTACAATATTAGGGTGTACTATAATGCTCATAGTATTAGGGTGTACTATAATGCTCATAGTATTAGGGTGTACTATAATGCTCATAGTATCTGGGTCAAAAACTGATTCATGGTCGAAGACGTCGGCTTGGCATCATAGTCAATCACCTGGCCGTCTTTAATAAGTTTCACGGTGGGGTATCCCTTTACGTCGTACTTGTTCATTAAATCTTCAATCTCGGGGGTCACGGTGCCGCAATTGTAGTCGGTGTACACCACGTTGTAGCCGTTGATGATTTTTCCCTCGTTTTCGGCTTTGAGTGCCTCCCATTCAGGTTTGGCGACCTTGCAATGGGGACACCAGTCGGCGTAAAAAAAGACGAGGTTAGCGTCTTTGCTCGGTTCTTGCTTTGACCCGTGCTCGCGATTCGCATTGAAGCCAGCTCTCGAACGAAAGAATTTGGTGTAAGCAAAATACCCGAGGATTGCCAAACCAATGGCTAAAGAAATAAGCAAGATGGCGCGCGTATTGCCTTGACCAGAAAACAGTTGACTCATTTTATCCGTGGCGACAGTAATGATTCCCATTTTAGTTATAAAAATATTACTATAAGAATATTTTTAATTTATCGCGATTTAACGCTCATCTTTTTTATTTTTTATTTTTGTTAGGTTGTTGTGAAAAAAGAAAAGAAATCAAACATCAAACTTGTAAAAGTCCGACGCAATGGTTCGCGTCTCGTACGACAGCTTTGGGTCTTGCGGTGTCGGCTCTTCAATTACAATCTCCTTGTACCTCAGTGGTTCGGGCTTCAACGCAAACGCATGCCCGACCTCGTCGAAAAACACGTCATTCTCCTCCACGTTTTGGTCTATTTCCTGGTACCGCATGCCCAGCATCTGGCAGCCGCACTCGCGCATCACCACCGAGCTGGGATTCGGCGGATTGCTTCCCTTGTCGGGCAGCGCAAACGTCATGCACAGCTTGTTGTACTCGATTAGCTCCACAATGTCCATGGTATATTTTACGTCGTAGTAGTGCAACAAGCGCATAAAGGTTGCGTTGCTGCACATGTTGACGTACTCGTAGAAATCGCGGCACTCTAGAAACGCCGTATTAGAGCGGTCTACAATCAACACCACCTTGCCCAAAAGGTTTTGCAGGGGAGTGTCGCCCAGGTTTTTGCCGCCGTTTTCGTAGCTGTACTCTGCCCCCAGGAATCGCGAGTCGTGCTTTTTAAATATTTCCGCCATCTTTTCGTATATTTTCGGGTTTTCGCTCTTGATGCGCAGGTTCATGACAATCGGATCGGTCGGGTTGGGCGCGTATGAGCCCGTGAATGCCAACAACACCGTTTCCATCACCTCTGCAAACGGCACGTAATTATACGTTTCTTTCACACAGTAATTTTCCGACGTCGATGTGGCGACCACGGGCTCGTCGTCCACGGAAAAAACCTCGAAATCCAGGCCGCGGACGCCCTGCTTCAGAATGTTTTTGAGGACGCAGGTACTAACATAATCATTGCGATACGACCCACCACTGCACGCATTGTAGGCGGATTTGATGTAGTAGTCCCTCAAGTTGTAGCCAAACATCGAAGACGTCGAAGTCGAAGCCGCAGCAATCGGGCGAATCTTGCCATTCAAGGAACCGTAAACGCTGGTCATGAGGTCGCACTCGCGCACTTTTAAAGGGGACACGATGCCTCCAATGCCCGCATAATAGAAATAATAGCCGAGTGAAATGACGACAATGGCAACCGTAATGGCAACCACAATGTTGGCCGATGCCGTATCTTGTATGTTTTTCAATGCGTCTTGTACCTTGTCGGTGATTGTTGTAGGGACAGCACTCATTCTTATTTCACACCAATATTTATTTTATTTGTGGAAAAATGAAATAATAGAAACTTCATATATCAATTAGATATGGAACAAACAAATGCCATACATGAATATGTAGGTCAAATTATCGACGACATTGTGGCCGCATCGTCGGTTGAAAATACACCAAATATTAAAAATAAAATTAAAACCAAGGGAGCAGGAGCAGGTGGCGCCCATACAAACAAAAACGGACTACCGTATGAAGAGCTCACTGATTTGAAAACAGAATACACGGTTGTATCTGCGGACAAATGCTGCCAGCACATTCAATTTCCCCGATGCGAAAATGAAAAAATATGGATAACGACTAGTCAATTCAAGTTTTTCAAGTGCATGGATGCTCACATGGACAAGACGATTGAGAAAGCACACGGTTGTAAAAATCCAGATGAATGCTATGTGGACCATCAAACGAAAACTATTTTCATTTTGGAAAAGAAATTCCAGCAGGTTTCGGGGTCAGTGTGCGAAAAAAGCCAAACGTCAGATTTCAAAATCTGGCAATATTCTCGGACGTTCCCCGCCTTTCACATCGTTTACATGTACTGCTTGTCCGATTGGTTCAAGCTCAATTGCAAGGCGGAATTGGAGTATTTAGAACAAAAAAACGTTCCCGTGTTTTGGGGCAACGATGCCAATTACAAGAGCAAAATTATCGATTTCATGACCAATTATCAATTATAAACAATGATTTCCGTGGTGGTGGCGCCTGGATTTTTTGAATTTATCGCTCGCCTTGCAACCACCTCGTCGCATTTGCAAGAGTCGCCAAACGCATCCATGACCAATTTTACCTTTGCATTGCTCATCACAAACTGAATGTTTTTATTTTTTATTTTTTGTATTTCGCCGAATAATTGCTGGTGGGCCGCCAGATTGAACCCTTCGGACGTATATCCGACAAACGAATTTTCTGTTTCGGGGGCATACGGCGGGTCCAAGTACACGAAATCTCCGACATTCACGCCCCGAATAGACCGATTGAAATCACTCTGCAAAAATACCACGTCTTGGATTAAATCGCTAATATAATCCAATTCGGCTTTGGTAATAACGGTGGGTGTGCTTTTCGGATGGCCATACGGCACGTTGAACCCGTTCGGGCCTTCGCGATACACCCCCCTAAAACACATCTTATTTAAAAACATAAACAACGCAGAACACTCGACCGTGCTTTTATCGGCGATTGCGTTGAACTGTTTCCGAATCCAGTAATAGTAGCTTTCTTTTGAAGTTGTTGCCTCTTTCAACGTGGCTGCCTTTCGATTCACCACATTCGAATCCAAACCTTGAATCGCGTCATATGCATTGACATGCGTCGTAATGTGCGTAAATAACGCGTCCTTGTTGGTCTGCACGTTTTTATACACGTGTATCAGTGTTTCGTTCAGGTCGTATGCATATATTTTTCGTTTTACTACTATTTTTCCCTGTTTTTGGAGCGACAAGAGGGCAAACAAGACACTTCCTCCGCCCAAAAATAATTCGTGGTAATTTTCCATTTCGCTGGGAAATTTGTCCATGATGGTATCAATCATTTGTGTTTTTCCGCCGACCCATTTTAAGAATGGCTTTTGCAGCTTGTTTTCCTTGTTTTTGTCTTTTATTTCATTCAGTTGTTCTTTTTCTTTTGGTGGTTCTTCGACTGCCTTGTTAGCACAAGGTGTTTTGCGCTTCTTGTGAGCGTCATGGCGTGATTTTTGGGAAAACTCTTGTCCGCATTGGTCGCAGCAATAATTGGGCATTCGGTCTATGGTGTATGTTGGTATGTTATTGTTTCATTTTTATCAAATAAAACCTAACAAAAAAAGAAATACACAAAAACAAAATAATATAATAACACATGATTAAATACAAATAATACGTTCATTATGCAGTTGGCCGAATATTCACGTTTGCCTATGGAAAAAAATAGAATTATATTTTTAAATGGTGGAAAACAGTATTATGTTAATTTGAACGGAGACCAGCGACTGGATGTGTTTCACCGAGGAATGATGGATGTATTTTTGGAACAATACGAGCAACTGCTTAATTTAATCGTCACTTATGATGACATTATTTCTATTTGCACTAATGAAAACACGGACGAAATGCTGGTTGATTTGCCCAATAATCTGAAAGAATTGCGGATGATTTCGTCCATGTGCACCATGCTTGTCCTGCCTAAAACACTTGAATACATTGACATCAATACGAGTAATTTGACCGAACTGCCCGACATGTCGCACTGCACAAAACTAACACATTGCGTTATTAACATTTCAAACATTGAAAAATGCGCACACACTATTCCGCCGTCTGTGAAAATATTAAATCTTCAAAATAATCGTTTGAAAACGATGGACAAAACATATTTTACAAACCACATTGTTCCCGATACCAACATGTTTATTAAATCCTTTCACTTAAATGTCAATGGAAATTATTTTGACCGGGACCAGCAAGCAGCTGTGTTTCAAGAAAATTGCCAATTTCTTCGCCAAAAAACGTTGCTTATTAAACCAAACATTGACTCGAGGCCAATTCCTATTGTAAATAATGACAATGTCGCCAATGAACATATTCGTAATTTTTTAGAAACGGGAGCAAGAGCGCGACGGCCAGCAGCAGTTCAAGCAATTGGTCCTGTGATTGCGCGGCCAGCAGCCGTTGCACCAACCGCAAATGTGCTGGAAAACAATACTCAAACGGTGCATTTAAGCTCCATCAATAATTCCGTGGTAAAATCCATCGAGGCATTGAGACGGGTCGTGGAAAAACGCGAGTTGCTAATGTGGGATCTTTCGACCAAACACCATGTTCATACAATTTTAAATAAATATAACAAGCCGAATTTCATGCGCCGATTCATTCAGAAATACATCTGCATCACCTACAACGCAAACGTATCGTTTGTATTTTCCGAATTTCAAAATAAGACGGTGCATACTTTGCTGCATTGTACGTATAAACAATTATTCGAGTTAATTGTGACGGTAATTATGTCGCCAGTTTTTAACAATGAAACTCGTGAATTATTGCTGATGCGGCTAAACATGGAAATTAAAGATTCCATCGGATACTGTTTCACGGGAAAAATGAATCGGTTGGTGAATGCAGTGTCGGGAACACTGGAAGGCGTTTCTGTGAAAATAAGCGGAAAAGAAGAAATTCAAATACATATGCAAAAATTGGTAAAAAAAATTGGAGAGCAAGACGTGATTACGCCCGCATATTTTTCACAAATCATGAAGGAAACACGAGACATGTTTCGCGACATTCAGGAAAACGACCCTAGTATTACCGACGCTTACGCACAAGCATGGATTGATGGATTGCTCGACTTTGAGCCTGAACCCGAACCCGAATTGAATGAAAAAGAAGAAGAAAAAATGCCTTTGATTGCAAAGGCTAATTAAACAAAAAAACAATACAAATGATACATATTTTTATTTATTTCTTTTTTTATTTTTTGATACATACTTACCTTGTCGCATGCTTGTCGCATGCTTAGCACATGCTTAGTCCAGGCGGGCCACTCAAGCGCTGCATCTGGCTCTGGAGCTTGGGGTCGACCGTAAACAGCAGAAACGTGCGCTTGCCAGAACTCTTGTCGTTCCAGCCATCCACGCACACATCAAAGAACTTGGAAAACGTCACATGAAACAGCGCCATGCGGCCTGCCTCGGTGTCGTGCCACTTGTTGATTAAAACGGTGGCCGTTTGGTCGGCGCGATTAACCGTTACCTTGCCCACGTCGGCCGCCCCGTTGCACTGAAACAAGCCTCTAATCTTGCTTTCCGTCATGTTGGGATTCCAGTTGTTGAGCGTTAGCTCGCAAGGAGTGGTAAACATGCGAGGATTAGTAGGTCTAATCATGGATGTCGGCTTAATTGCACTAATCGTGGAAATAGCAATCGCAGAGTTGGTCATGTTGATGGTTATTCGTTGTTGTTATTGATAATTATTCGTTTGAATGTATTTAATGTCTTGCATATGATACATTTATTTATTCATTTTTCTTATACGGGTGTTTTTTGATATTTATTCGTCATCATCCCCATCATCACTATCTTCATCAATGCAATCATAAATCAAATGCTCGTATTTTGCCATTTCAGAAAAGTGAAACAATTCATAATTGCATTCGTGTCCGCAATAAATCACGTATTCAAACAAGTTACTTTCGGGGTTTGTGTTGATTAGCCAGCATTTGGCATTGTCGTCTGCATGATAATGCAAAAACCAATGCCAATCGTGCACCAATACTTTGGTATTAAATTTCTCGTCATAAGAAAAACCCACATCAAAATTAGTATTGTTCTCAGAATCGTAATATTTTTTTAATTCTGTGCTTTTTACATATTGTTCGATTTTCGGGGCAAAGCTTGCAAGTTTTTCATCGTACTCATACTCGGATTCATTTTGAGCAGCTTTGGTCGAGTTCAAAATACATTCAATAAAAAGCATGAATAATTCTGTGGGAATGTATTTGTTAGGACTAAATGGAATGTTTGATTCAAGACACCATCCAAGGTCGCAACCATGCGGATTATCGACCAAGTATTCTAGGCTATCTTCGTCGTCATATACGTACCATTTCTTGGCAAAAAAAGATTGGTTCAAAAGTGCCGATGTTGTAATGCTTGGTTATGCGTCGTGATTCATGATGAACCGTTTGCCGTATTTTTGTTTCAATAAAGCTTCCATTATTGAAATAATATAAGAGTTGTTTTTAACTTGTTTTTTTCTTTTTACTAATCAATTTCCTCGATGCTCGGTCCGTCGTCTGCACTAGAAGCATTAGTGCTTGACGAAGAAGCAGCACCATGCTCTGCGCTTTCCTGCCCGCTCGTCTTTTGCATAATGGGCAACGCCACTTTTTCCAACTCCTTTTGCTTTGCCTCGAATTCCTCCTTTTCTGCTGCCTGGTTCGCGTCCAACCATGTGGTCGCTGCGTCGCACGCCGCGACCATCGCCGTCTTGTCCTCGTTATTAAGCTTGTCGGCAATCTTTTCGTCGTTGGCAAACATTTTAACCTGGTAAATATAATTATCCAGGCTATTCTTGGCCTCGACGCGGGTCTTGTTGGCATCGTCTTCCGCCTTGTACCGCTCGGCCTCTGCCACCAACCTTTCGATTTCCTCCTTGGACATGCGCTCCTTGTCGTTTTTAATCGTAATCTTTTGCTCTTTGCCCGTCGACTTTTCCGTGGCAGACACGCTCAGAATGCCGTTGGTGTCAATGTCAAACACCACCTCGATTTGCGGCACACCGCGAGGCATGGGCGGAATACCTTCCAGCTGAAACTTGCCCAGCGTGGAATTGTCCTTGGTCATGCCGCGCTCGCCCTCGTACACCTGGATGAGCACACCAGGTTGATTGTCGGCATACGTGGAAAACACCTGGCTCTTCTTGGCAGGCACCGTGCTGTTTCGCTTAATAAGCGGCGTCATGACTCCGCCCGCCGTCTCAATGCCGAGCGACAGCGGCGTCACGTCCAAAAGAAGCACGTTGTTCAAGGCCTCGGACGTCTTGTTTTGCCCCGACAGCACCGCCGCCTGCACCGTCGCGCCATAGGCCACGGCCTCGTCGGGATTTACCGACGTGTTGAGCTGCTTGCCGTTGAAAAACTCGCTCAACAACTCCTGCACCTTGGGAATGCGGGTCGACCCGCCCACGAGCACCACCTCGTGCACCTGCGACTTGGACATGTTGGCGTCGCGCAACACTTTGGAAACAGGCTCCATGCACTTTTTAAAATAATCCATGTTGAGCTCTTCAAACCTGGCACGCGTAATAATCGTGTTGTAATCCACGCCTTCAAACAGCGAATCAATCTCCAGGTGGGCCTGCGTGGACGCAGACAGCGTACGCTTGGCCCGCTCGCAGGCAGTCCTGAGGCGACGCAGAGCACGAGTATTGGTGGACATGTCCTTTTTGAACTTGCGCTTAAACTCCTGGACGAAATAATCCACCATGCGGTTGTCGAAATCCTCGCCGCCCAAATGCGTGTCGCCCGCCGTCGCTTTTACCTCAAACATGCCGTCCTCGATGCTGAGGAGCGAAACGTCAAAGGTGCCGCCGCCCAGGTCAAAGATGAGCACGTTTTGCTCGTCGCCCTTTTTGTCGAGCCCGTAGGCGAGGGCAGCCGCCGTGGGCTCGTTGATGATGCGGAGCACGTTTAGGCCCGAGATGGCGCCAGCGTCCTTGGTGGCCTTGCGCTGGGCGTCGTTGAAATACGCAGGCACAGTAATCACGGCATTCTTTACCTCGCGGCCCAGATACGCCTCGGCCGTCTCCTTCATTTTCACCAGGACCATGGACGAAATCTCCTCGGCGCTAAACCGCTTGGGCTGGCCCTTGTACGTCACCTCTAGCTCGGGCTTGTCATCACCTCCGCTTAAAACCTTGAACGGCCAGTGCTTCATGTCTTGCTGCACCGTCTCGTCGCTCACCTTGCGACCGATGAGCCGCTTGGCGTCAAAGATGGTGTTGGCCGCGTTCATGGCCACCTGGTTCTTGGCTGCGTCGCCAATGAGCCGCTCCGTGTCGTTAAACGCCACATAAGATGGCGTGGTGCGATTTCCCTGGTCGTTGGCAATGATTTCCACGCGATCGTTCTGCCACACACCCACACACGAATACGTAGTTCCCAAATCAATTCCGATAGACTCTCCTTCGATATTGGACATGCTGTTGTATTATATAAATTGTCTTTAACTGTTTTTTGATGTTTTTGTTATTTTTTACAAAATCAAAGAAAACAAGAAAAAAGAAAACAAAAGTAAAATAAAAAAATGATTTTTTTATTCATCCATCAATGTGCTTACAGAAGACCATTGAGTCGAACAGTCAGAATCAAAGAAACCATGTCGACAACTACTACTACTGCGGAAATTAAGGATGAAGCAAAGGCCGATATGTGTCCTATTTGTATGGACGATTTGCCTTTGCCATATGCCACCAATCGCGTCACCACGGAATGCGGACATACCTTTCACACCTCGTGCTTAATGTCCTCGGTGGCGCATGGAAAATATAGATGCCCGTGTTGTCGCACAGAAATGGCCGAAGAGCCAGAGCCAGAATCAGACAGTGATGATAGTGACGACGAAGAATATAATTTGACAGAGCAGCAGCGCAGAGAATGGGAGAGGCAGCAGCGCAGAGAATGGGAGAGGCAGCGACTTAGAAATATTGACATTGGCTTTCAGGGCATGCGGCTCATGTTTCAGCGAGAAATGGGCGAAGAATTAGAGGAAAAATCCGAGGACGAGATTGAAGACGAAATGGAGGAAATTGCCGCGGAAATTGCCGCGGGGCGTTGCGGTGAGCCAGAACCTAAACCCAGCGTCGAATATCTGGCGGAATCCTTGCTGAACCAGGACGTCACGGTGCAAGACATGGTCAAGGCACTGCTGCTGGATCACGAAGAATACGACGATGACGAAGAGGAATTCATGGAAGCATCCGACGATATCTTTGGCAGACTTCGCATCCTTATTTCCAACTACAACCATCATCCACCACCAGCATCACGCCTCGAACACATCGAATCTGATTTAGCAAGATATACTATATCCGCAGCACCAGCCCCAGAACCAGAACCAGATTCATTGGAAGATGTCTTTTATCAAATTGATAGGCGTCTTCAAATGGAAAAAAAGGAACGCGGGCTCATGGAAAAAGAAGACCAACGGGTTATACAATAACAAAAACAATTTAAAAGTAATTTAACCAAATAACTAACAAACCAAATAAATGGTGCACATTCACATGGACGTGCGCGAGCGCGACCTGATTGCTCGCCTTTCTTTTTTAATGGCCAGCAAAAATACGCATCAGATTCAAAGCAGCAATTCGAATCTAGCCTTGGGGGATATTGTGCTAACAAACACGGATGATGTTAATCGGGACGAATTGGTGATTATTGAGCGAAAAACAGTGGCGGATTTGATGGCGAGCATCAAGGACGGGCGCTACGACGAGCAGGCATATCGCCTGTCGGGGCAAGCGTCGTGCCCGAACCACAATATTATTTATTTGATTGAAGGTCCCGCCAGGTTTAAAAACGAGACGGACCGAACTATTTTTCAGTCGGCTATTTTTTCCATTATTTACTACAAGGGCTTTTCGGTCATGCACAGCGCGTCTTTGGACGACACGGCCTTTATCGTTTGGAACATGGCCAACAAAATTTACCGCGAGCAAGCCAAGAAGAAAAAGGTCCCGTACCATTCCGTCATCGAGGAAAAAAAAGAGGAAACCGAGGAAAAACAGGAACAAGAAAGAAAACAAGAAGAAAAACAAGAAGAAAAACAAGAAGAAAAACAAGAAGAAAAAGATGAAGAAATGAATACAGAGGAAAAAAACAATGCCTTGGCTTATTGCTCGGTGGTTAAAAAGGTAAAAAAGGAAAACATTAATGCCGACAACATTGCGGCCATCATGTTGAGCCAAGTTCCTGGTGTTAGCTCGGCGATTGCCACGGCGATTTGCGGGACCTACAAGACCATTCCGCAGCTTGTGGGGGCGCTGCAACAAAATCCGAAATGTCTAGAGGGATTTAGCGTAAACGATTCCGTGAAAAACAAGCCGAGGAAAATTAGCAAATCCGTCGTTGCGAAATTGGAGGAATATTTTTGCCAACAAAAACTAAATAAATAAAAATAAATAAAATGCGACAAAAATGCGACAAAAATGCGACAAAAACACTTAAATAAAAGCTCCATCAATATATAATAATGTCTTCTTCTTCTTCGACCGCTCCCGCTTCTACAATTAATACACCCAGTCCCGAAACCATGACTTTTTGCTTCAAACTGTCGCTGGAGGACGAAAAGCCCATCATGACGGATTACTGGACCGCCTCTTTAGAGAAAAACGCCTTTATTGGGGTTCGCGGCGAGGGCGCCGACAAGATTCAGCTGCTCGTGAAATCCGAGGAAGAGTATACCTCCCCCATTAAGAAAATTCGCAAAAGTGGAGCAAATTATATCGTGGAAACAGAGAATTCCATCTACATTGTTTCCACCGATATTCAGGTGAAAAAGATTGCGTAATTTAGCCGACCCATTACATTCATTAATAAAATATTTAGGAATATTAATAACATAACATGCCCGCACGTTGTCCCCCAGGTTCGAAAAGAAACAAAAAAACTGGCGCGTGTGTCAGAGAGTGTGAGCCAGGAATGCATAAGAATCCCAAGACGAAACGCTGCGTTGTCAACAAGCGTACTAAAAAGTCCAAGTCCAGGTCCAAATCTAGGTCCAAGTCCAGGTCCAAATCTAGGTCCAAGTCCAAGTCCAGGTCCAGGTCCAGGTCCAAGTCCAAGTCCAAGTCCCGTTCTAAATCCAGAACCGATTCGGCGTATGGATATTTTTTGTTTTAGACTCTTGTGGAATTACGAATAATCCATGAATACATATTGTTTTTTACCTAGTAAAATATAATAAACTATATATATTAGAAAGGACATGCCGCATAACAAAGATAAGAAGAAAAATAAAAATAAAAATAACGATGTAAATATGTTTGAAGAATCCGCATCGGATCCAGTCGGGTTAAAAGAACAGTTGCTTGGTCCAGATTATCCATACTATAAATACGTTAAAAGTCCCGACCAAATCGGTATGTCGAGTGCTGGTAGTTTAGCGCAATTGGGAAAAAACATCAACGGACTAATGAGTTATACGCAGTTGTTGGTGGAGGGAACGGGCAAGGCGTCGGCCACGGGTAAACCGCTCGGCAACAAATTCTTTCTTAAAACGGGTGCCAAATGCAAGCCTGTATTAAACAACGAAGAAGCAGCAGAAGCAGAAGAACCAGAGGAAAAAGAAGATCGGTATATATACGTCGACAATGTCCCGCAGGGAAACATTCCCTTTATTTCGTCGGGCATGGGAACCAATTTCAAAGAAATGCGCGGCCTGATTCCCGGTACGCTCAGCGACCTGAACGCGTTCAATCCAATGACCATCATGAGCGGGTTCATGGAAGGTGCCGAGCCCGAGTGCGACCAGATAACCATGGAAACCATCGACACGTACAACAACCGTTCCACCGAAAGTCACTACGTGACGCTCACTGATATTTCCAGCATGGACCCGTGCTCTTTTCCCGATAAAAAGAATCCACAAACAGGAGCAAAATGCAAAGAAGCATTTACTCCGAGACGCGCCTTGAATCCCGCCCCGTTTATATCCAACCAAACCAATAACCCGCTAGGTATTCAACTATATTTTACCCTGGTTGGGATTTTGGGGATATATATTGTTTCGCAACTGTGTAAAAAATAATTTTGATTTTTATTTGTTATTTGATTTTTGGAAAATTTAATAATTGTTTTTCGGCGTCTTGTTTTCCCTGGCCAATCCATTGTTTTCTCATGTCGGCCGATTGAATAATTTGCCGATACGTGTCAAAATCAAAAATATCGGCATACGACGCGCAGCGAATTTCGTGGGGCAGCACAATCTCTTCAGCCAGACTATCGATAAACTGGTTGATTTTGCTCGCAAATTCGATAAAATATTCCAGAATATTGGAATCTTTAGTGATGTGCGAATCCTCGTTCCCACTTTCTGTCGCGCCGTCGCTTTTCGTTTCACTTTTTACAGTGATTCCGAGAATATTGTCTGTTTGGTCGGGGTACCGTTTCAGACATTCCGACACGGGATAGTTGAGGCGGATGCCGCCGTCAATAAAGCAGCATTTTTGTTTATTATATTTCTCTTCGGGTAAAAATACGGGGGCAAACAGGCCAGGAAGAGCCGACGACATGGCAATGCCCGTCATCACGGGCAAATCGGGAAACGAAGCTCGCGAAATATCCACGGGCTCAAACGCATTCAGGTCAAAGGAAAAGAAATGCAAATCAATGGGAAACCGCGCGTATAATTCGGCAAAGGTCGTATTAAGTGACAATTCTTTCGCCGCAAAAAGCGGCTTGAAAATTTCCGCAATTAGGTCTGCGTTGAACAATCCCTTTTGCGCATACGCCCCAAACAGCAGCTCGCCCGTGACGGAAAATACTTCTTCCCAGGGACGATGAATGAGGTAATTGTCTAGCGTTTCCCAGTCAAAATCCAAACAAAGAATGGTGGCAATCATGGCGCCGACCGAAGTGGCGTATATGGATGTTAAGTCTGCGTGTTTCCACACCTGTTGCTCGTGGCAATGCTGCAACGATCCATACATAAAAAGCCCATTCACCGAACCTCCCGAAATCACCAAGTGTTTGATGGGTGACATAATGATTGATGGCTATATTGATTTAGTACTTAATTTATTTTTTGAAAAAAAGCAATGGGTAAAGAAATAATCTAAAACAATCAATCAACATAGCACCAAACGCTCGGTTTCAAAATCATATTCTCCACATCTGAGATCGTTATGTTCGACAAAATCCGACGTAAATGCGTCGCCATGTTTAAAATGTTCATTCGAATCGCCGTTGTAAACTAAATAGGTCGTATTTTGATGCTCGATTTCTAAGAAATCGTCCATATCCAGTTCGACCAGCTTGTCGCTATTGTTTTCTTCCTCTTCTTCGTCTTTCTCCCTTTCCTTTTCTTCTAAAATCAAACGCTGTATGCAAGAATTTTCTTGCTGCTGTGACACTACCTGTACCATGTTCTTCTTTGGCCTTCCTCGAGACTTTTTTTCGTTTCCGTTTACATTAGCAACCGTTTTCTTGGCTGCCGCCTTTTCGGCTTGCTTGGCGGCCTTTTCGGCCTGCTTGGCTGCCGCCTTTTCGGCCTGCTTGGCTTCCTTTTCTGCCTGCTTGGCTGCCACCTTTTCGGCTTGCTTGGCTTCCTTTTCTGCCTGCTTGGCCGCCGCCTTTTCGGCTTGCTTGTCTTCCTTTTTCACTGACTTGGCAGCGACATGGTCGGCGGCAACAATGTCCTTATTTTTTCCTCTTTTTATTTGGACATCCTCCTTATTACTCGATTCCCATTCTTTCAATTTTTGCTTGTTGTCCACCACATTCTTCAACAAATCCAACGCATCGTCGGAACTGTCGAATTCTTTGCTGCTGAGCAACATGTTGATAAACATGGTCATTTTATCAATGGCTTGAGCAACAATGTGGGAGTTGGAGTTGGAGTTGGAGTTGGAGTCTGACATCTTGCTTGATTTAATATTATTAATATGTAAAGTTTCATAATTACTAAATCATTTTTTTTGTTTATTATATATTTTTAAAATATTTTCCATCAAATAAATTGATGGAACAGGAACAAGAACAAGACCATAGTCCAGACGAACCAAAGAAATTGGATTCAAACATCAACGACGTGCGCGGCAAGGCGGATTTCCGCAATATTGGGTTTTCTGAATTCAAAAAAATAAATGTCAAAAATGAATTAATCAACGCCCTGATTGAGTCTAAACATCATTCCGCATGCTACTGGAGCGCCGAACTGGTGTGTGCCGCACACTACGACGACTTGTGGGCAGCCATCATTGTTTTTTACAGTAAATTTATTCATGTCAGTAATCCAAAGCTCTGCATTTACCTGAAAAAACGGTGGCTGGATTTCAAAAGCATCATGCACAATGGATATCTCGAACTGGAATTGTCCGCCCGCAACAGCCCCAAAATTCGGCAGCTTTTCTGCGAAGTCATTTGCGTGCTGTGCGGGTCCAATAAAAATAATTCCACCAATCCCGTTAAACTAACCGCCTCAGACTTTGATTTAACCAACATGAAGGAAAAAATGTGTGCCGTCGACACCATTTATATCGACGAACTCTTTCGACCCCAGGACCCCCGCGAATTATTTGTATCCTATAACGAATTTGTGTTTCATTTAGGAAATGGCTGCAATCCCCGCAACGCATGTTACTGGATGGAGTGGATGATGGAGTTTGAGCAAAAGGTGGCGCTGGAAAAAAATGCGTGCAAATGTGAGACACGGGCGTTTGTTCGGGGGAAAATAGATTCCAAATTCCAGACGGAAGTGGTATGGATGATTTGGGACGCCTTTTTCACCGAGGCCAGCAGCGTCAAATACAATGCGAAAATCATCCAGGCTATTGTGGAAGCTTGCCTGACGCTGTTCACGGCCAAATACACGTCGGGATGCTATCGGAAATATAAACTCATGATGTATTTCATCATTCACGTGCTGACCGACTCGTCTATGCAGAGTTTGGCCAGTGAAATGATTTCCAATAAACACCAGCTGGAACAATATATTGAAAACGTGGATTGTGTGTACGCCCAGATTAAAGCGAACGAACATTCGCCCCACATGGAGTATCTGTATACCCACGGCGAGCAATCTAATTTGGACAAGACGATTGCCAATTTAGAGGCCATGAACAAGATGAGCGAAAGCCTGTTTTAATTTGCTCCCAATGTTATAGATACCGCTTGTCAATATATTCGGCATAAAACGCAGCATCGGCTCCACATTCAGCCATATCAATAAGATCCTGCACTGTCGCTCGGTCATCTTCGCCTTGGCTACGAATGTATACTATACTGTCACGGAGTTCTTGAATTATTTTTTCCTGCTCGGCTACTTTTGCACGAAGATCAGCTACTTCAGAATGAGCGACCATAGAACTATGTAGAGCACGCTCAATAGTAGTTTTTAATTTTTTAATCTCAAGTGATTGGGAACGGGTTTGCATCTTATATTTTTACTTGAATGTAATGGATGTTTTATTTCATTTTTACAAAAACAACATAAACAGTGCAATCAAAATAAAGCAAAAAACGAATGCAATCTTTTAGTACACTTCAACTTCAACTATTTATAATAATGTCTGTGATGTTGCTTTTTTTCATATGTGTCTGTCGTTTATTATTTTCAAACCCACATTACAAAATGCATCTTGGTCGGGATTGATACTTTTTGGAATCGGCGGGTGTATTCAAATGTATTGCGTCGTTATGAAACTGAAATCAAATTAAACCCAGCATTCGATTCGATATTTTATTCATGGATTATATTGCCCTGACGAATAACTACCACATCTAAATCGCTTTCATTATCGGCGGATTCGCTATCGCTATTGCTACTAGTATTTAGCGTGCCTGTGGACGGGTTGAGGCCAAAGGTATAGAGCAAAATCGCCACAATGGTCGTCATGAAGATGAAAGGAATAAACACAATAATCCAGGAAACGACAGACAGGCCTCTTTGGCACAACACGTTTAGCAAAACACCCACCATGACAAGCACAATTCCCTTGAAAAAAGCCGTATTGTACGCGCCTCTTAGCACGTCAAATATAATTTGAACAAGACAAAAAATAGTAAAAATCACTGCGGGAGGACATATTTTATCGAGCATTTTTTATTTGTTGCAGTCTTGTTTTAATTATATATTATTTTTTACAGCTTGGTAAATTTATGGATTGGTTGCATCAAAAATCGCATCGTCGTTCTCGTCCAAGACCCCCACGCGGTCCCCAGGGTCGCGCTGCTCGTTCATGCCATAAATCACATTGTCGCCGTCGATGTAATAATCCTGCCCGTCAATCTCAATCTCCTCTAGCTCCTCTTCCTCTTCAATAATCTCCTCTGTTTCGGCCACCTCTTCTTTGACCAATTCTTTGATAATATCTTCCACAACCTCTTCCTTAATTGCTTCAGAAATTTTAACATCTGCCACCTTGTCGAAAATCGGCTCGTCGTTTTCATCCAAGACCCCCACGCGGTTCTCTGGGTCACTCGCTTCGTAGATGACATTGTCGCCATCCACGTAGTAATCCTTTCCGTCAATCTCAATCTGCTCCAGCTCCTCTTCCTGGTGCAACTCTTCGGCCTTTTCTACCTTAACAGCCTCTTCCTCTTCGACTGGCTCATCTACCTTAATGGCTTCAACTGTCTTGACAGGCTCGACCTTAGATTCAACCGCTTGAATAGATTCATCCTTGGCTTTGTCACATTGATTAACTGTTGAGTGAGCCTTTATAAATGCATCGCATGCTTTAGATGATTTCTTTTGTCCTTCTTCAATTTTGACCTGAATGGATGCAATGACGTCATCCTTAACAGATTCAATCACCTTTTCTACAACAACATCAACCTCAACCTCAACCTCTTCAACAGAGTTATCGGCGTCAGACTTGGAGCAATATCCGACAAAATCAGCAATTGCCTCTCCCCGCTCAGTCGCAACGATACCAGATTGAACCGAGTCATCATCTGTTGATTCATAATTTTCCCCAAATACGTCAGATGTAGAATCCGCACATATATCATCCAAATATTCGTAGCGAATATGCGTATTAATGGGCTTTGCAGCAACATTAGTCATCGTCTTTATCTTCTTATTTTGCTTGTGAATCTTTCGCTTCAACTCCTGGATTGTTTCCTGCATTTCCGTCATCATCTCCATCATCTCTGCCATTTGCTCTGTAGAGGATTCAGAAGAAGACGACGACGATGACTGGTGCTGGTGCTCGTGAATGATAATCTTCATGATGGCGGCAAACAATTAACTTATTATAAGTGTTATCTTTAATACATTTTCAAAATCATTTTTTTGCAAATTAAAAAAAACATGGTTCTTATCTTTCAGTTTATTCAATAAATGCTATCCACTCTGTAATGACTTCCTCCGAGTAGTCTCTCGCTTCTAATTCTTTTTGGGCTATTTCCTTGTGTTTTTCCACGGTATACTCGTTGGCTGCATCCAGCTGCTCTTTTATCATACCAATGACTTGGCCAATCTGCTCCGTGTCCGAGATGCGAATGCTTACCAGGTCGTCGAATCCGTTTAGACAGTTGATGAGACGGGACATGCGGCCCGTGAAGCACTTGCATACCGAATCCGACATTTCCGCATTCAATACATTTTTTATTTCCTCTTTATTTGCATTGCACTCAATGCGACTAAATACATGCACCAGCAATTCTTCAA